CTATACTTTATCGTAAGCTTTTTTATCATAAGAATTCTTGATTTTATCATTTATAAGAAGGTTGGAATCAATATTATTAAAAAGTGTATATTTCTCAATTAATGGTTTAAATTTTTCCCTTCCATTTTTATGTAAACAATTATAAAATAATAATATTTGTTCTGAACTAGATAATTGAGCTCTAGCTATTGAAATATATCTATTTTTGTCGATGTCATCTGTATTATCAATTAATTTGATGATGTGGTAATATGTCCTAAAATAATGGCTTAAATGATTTTTGTGGCTAAGGTAAAAATCTTCATAAGTGCTAATTACAATATCTAACTCATTTTTATTTTCTCTACGTTTTCTATACATTAAATTATATTCTAATATTCTATCCAATTCTATTGCTAGGTAATGAAAAGATTCTCTACCTTTATTTATAAAATCATCCATAGAATTTTGTATCTCCATAGAATTTACAATTGAATGAAATAAACTCAACATTTGAAAAAAAGTATTTTCAAATTTTTGAATTTTTAAAGTATCATTTTGAAGAGTCATTTCTAACCTTTGATTCTTTAATTCTAACCTGTTTTGTTTTAATTCATATTGATTGTATAATATTTCAAGTTGTTGTTGTAATAACTGTTGTTTTTGACCTAAAAATGCAACGTAAACAAATAACAAACCTGCTAACGACCATATTGCAGCAACTGAACCTGAAAGAAAATCTCCCAATTCATTTAAATTAAATTTATTATTAGGTTTATTTAAACTTTGTATTCTGAAATAATAAACTGTTGAAAATAATAAAATAATAAGACCAAATACTACTAAGAACCATGCAGTGCCAATGTAAAACTTAATATCTTTCTTAAGTTTTTTTACTTGAGATTTAATTTTTCTCTTTTTAGTTTTTAAACTTAAATCCCATTTTTCTAATATTAAATCAGAATTATCTTTATTACCTTCGGTCATTATAAAAAAGGATACGTTATTTAATTAAGTAGAGTGTAGTTATTTTGCAATACTAATATTTATAAGAATTTAAACCTTACGGTTTTCCGTAAAACGATTTTAAATTTTTATTTTTAAAACATTTAGATCTCTTTATATGTAGTTTATTTTCCTTTAAAGCACAACAAAAGCTCCGAAGAGCTTTATTTATTGTTTATGAGATTAATTTAGGTAAATAATCTAATGCTGATGGATCTCTTTCTTTAAAATATTTTTGAGCATTTTTAGGAATCCATACATCATAAACGAATTTTCTAAAAATAGGTATAGCTTCAATAGGATACATTCTTGCACTTACATCATCTCTATCATCAGGGAATGAATGATCGTATAATTTATATAAATCTTTAAATTCGGAATCTATACTTTTTAAATATGTAGAAAACATTCTTCCAACAGAAATATCTGGATACATTCCTTTTCCTGTTTCTCCTTTGTCTGGTATTCTATATCCGTGTTTTTCTAATTCAGCATAAAGAGTTACAAATAATTCACTTATAACTGAGAAATAATTTCTGTCTATTTTATGAAAATTATCTTGATATCTTACATAGAAGTTAGGTACTTCTTCTCTGTTTATTTTACCGTAGAAACCTTTTTTACGAATAGAAGGAACAACTTCTTCGAATAACCAATTTTCAAAATCCTCTGCTGCTGGAAGTTGAGATTTAATTATTAAACGATAGACATTAGGTTCGTTTATTAAGGTAAAGATTTGATTTCCACTAGAAGTAGGGATATCGTGTTTCACGACACCCTTAGGTTTACAATGTCTACCGATAGCATCAGATGCATTTTTATACCCTAATGTTTTAGCTACGTCTGTAGCGGAGAACCATATTTCACCTTCTATTTCTACTGTTCGTATTTCATTGAACATTTGTTCTTGATCTGATTTATGGAATTTATGTATAGATAATTGCATAATATATACTTTCTGCAAGTATAACCCCTTAGGTGTACATAAAAAAAAGGAAACCCGTAATTGCATTGGATTTCCTTTAATAATTAATTCTCTAATTCATTATAGAATTTAACTATGTCTTTAATTGATTCAGTGAAATTATATATATCATCTATTTTAGATAATTCACTTTTTATTTCTGCTTTATTCTCATTAAAAATTCCTATTTGCAATCTTCTTTCAGTGAAATATAAGCGACAAATAGGTTTTCTATTATTGTCATCAAATAAAATTGCAAAATACGACTGCGCGTCTCTATAATGGATTTTTTCGGAGGGAGCAACAGCTGTTGAAATTGCTTTTACTATAGCAAAACCATCTAATTCATCTTGAGTAGTAATAATTTTAGTATCATTAAGCTCTTCAACTTCATGTTCTTCTTGTTTTATAGTTTCTTTGCTTAATGCTGTCTGTAGTCTATTTGTAACAATTTCACTAAAATGTTGATTAAATGAATTTTTCACTAAAATAGTAAACTGTTCTAATACTTTCTGAGTAATTATAGAAGGGTAAATTTGTTTAGCAAAATGTCTTACAAAATCTGGACTTGGATTATTTAACTCTTCATTTATTAAAACTTTAAGCTCATTAGTGTATTTTAAATCACTAGCTGTATTAACTATTTTTTCAAAATCAAATTGTGATTTATGAAACTTACGTAGTTCTTCTATCTGATTATCCTTTATATGAGTTATGTCAAAACTAAAAAAAGGTTTTTCATCCATTTTATTTTGTTCAACTAAATCTGTAAAAAATTTATACTCTATACCATTTGTAAGTATTGCAAATTTAGCTTTTGTAGTGTGAAAATATCTAAACAATTGTGATGCATTGTTTATTGATAATTGAGCTGCGTGATGTTTACATTCAATAAGAATTATTGGTTCACTATCTTGCATTATAGCATAATCAATTTTCTCACCTTGTTTTATACCTAAGTCAGCAGTAAATTCAGGTACAACTTCAAAAGGATTAAAAACATCATAACCCAGTTCTTTTATAAATGGCATTATAAAAGCATTTTTTGTAGCCTCTTCAGTATTAACTTGAGGCTTTAATGCTTCAACTCTTTCTCCTATTTTTTTAATTAATTCTTTAAATTCCATAATATTAATTTTGTAACAAGATTAATATTTATAAGAATTTAAACCTTACGGTTTTCCATAATAATAGAATGTTTTAGTTTATGATATAAAAAAAGCTCCTACTGGAGCTTTTTATTTATATAATTAATTTTTATAAATATCTACTTGTAATCAGGGTATGAAACATTAAACTCATCGTTAACCTTCCATATTACACCATCTTTTGTTTCAAATCTAATTATTGATTATCCATTGCATAACATATTCTTTTTCCCCTGTCGAATCATCTATTGAATTATCAATAATTGAAAATCCTTGACTTTTATAAAACTGAACAGTTGGTTCGTTTTTACAATAAACTTTTAGTTCTAAATTATTACGAATACTTTTTACAAATTTCATCAATTCTTTTCCTACACCCATTCTTTGGTTTTCAGGAGATATAAATATTGATGCTAAATACTGATTTATTAAAGCGACAAATCCTATTATCTCCCCAGACTTTATAATAACATAATTTTCAGATGAGGGTAAATATATAGTTTCCATTGCTTCTATATTTTCTTGCCAGTATGCTAAAGGAATAAAGTCATGCGAAATTACAGAAGCTTTATACCAAATATCAACCATTATTTTAATGTCCTTATGTGTTGATTCTCTAATTGTAAAATCCGTTCTAATATTTATCATAATTAAGTTATTCTTTGATCAGAGATCTATTTTTAAAACATTTAAATCTCTTTTTATGTTGTTTATTTACCTTTTCCATTGTAAACATCTTCTCCAAGATTATTATTTACGTTTTTAATCTCCTTAACGGTTCCATCCATAAAGGTGACTTTCATATAAGTAATTACTAAGTAAGAAATAACATCATTTACATCATAAAAAAGATTATTAAATTCAACGCTTGAAAATTCATCGTGTTTTAAAGGTCCAATAACTCTTGGTCTAACAACAGTTTTTCCAAAATAATCAGACTGAGCGTCACCAACTTGATTATAGGAACGTACGGTTAATTCTATATATTTAATTGTCTTCTTGTATCCATTATAGAATTGTAAATCAAGACCAAAAGCATCAGAATAATCTTCATATACATATTCTTTCGATGTAATAATTAATCCTTTCTTTTGATAGTTTTCATACTTCCTAATCTCTTTATCAGATTCTTTTATAATTAAGCTTGTGATAATGTATTTAGCAATATTTGTTCTTAATTCAGCACCTTTATCTTTACTTCTTCTTAAATACTCTCTTTCAAGTATATTTTCTGAATCGTTTGAAAAATCTTCTTCTTTAATGTAAATAGGATTTTCATAATCATCTTTTAAAAAACCTTTAAAAATTCTATTAGGAATATATTCTACAAGCAAAACAGGTGTAGGTTCTTCTACGTATGTTGCATTTTTAGAATATAAATCTTTTGCATCATTTAATGAACGGTAGTACTTTCCGTATGTATTTATACCACTTATAAAATAAGTAGAGTCGTTCAATTCTCTTTCTTGAGCAAAAGAAAAATTAAATATTAGTAAGAATGTAAATAGTATAAGTTTTTTCATATAGCTAAATTAACATTTGTATATGTTTTATAATTACGGTTTTCCGTATTTACAATTGTTTTCGTTTAATTTTTCCTTTTACTATAAACGGTTATTTAACTACTTTTCCGTTTTCTACAACTATTGAATCAAAAAGACTTAATTTGTATTTGCCATCTTTAGCTAGTTTGTCTCCTATGAAAGCTGAATCACCAATTTCATATCCAGTATTTAGTTTTGTTTTAATAATTAATTTATCTCCACTCAATGTAAGAAAATTTACAATGTTTTTAGTTTTCTGTATATTTTCTGAAGTAGGATTTAAATCGAATACCTCATTTCCTTGTTTTAAAACTTTTTCAAGTAATTCGTTGGTCTTTTTTAACTCGTTAGATAAAGCATTTTTGACTGCAGAATAAATTATAAAATAAGATATTATTAATGATATAATTGCAGATATTATAAAGATTCCTTCCATGTAGTGTTATTTTTTGTACAATTATAAAGTGTTTCAATCAAATAAACTTACGGTTTTCCGTATTTACAAAGCTAGTTTCTTACTATGAGTTGAAGCTACAACTTGAAATAAAGCTGTTACCATTGATATAGGAACCTCTTCGTAATCTGGGTAATCAAATTTATCTTCATCTAAAGGTTTAGGTATAAGAACAAGGTTTTTATTTTCTTTATCTCTTCTTACTTTTTTAATAGTTCTTAAGTCGTTTGATGTTACAACAGCATAAATTTCTCCTTGAGGAAAATAGTTTTGCCATTCTGGAACCTCTCTTAATCCTAAAATATCATCATTTCCTAGTTCTTTAGACATAGATTTTCCAGAATTCTTAATTGCAAACTGTGCATTATGAAATTCTGGTAAGTAAAAATAATAAGAAGGTGTTATAGTTTGGTCATTAAAAATTTTAGTGAAACCAGAATAAAAATCTACATCATAAAAAGGAATCTTTTTAATAGGCAACTTCTCTATTTCTTCAACTTCTAATTCTTCAACGTCAGTTTGGTCATTCAACATATTACCTTGTCCAGTTTCTATCCATTTTTTATTAATTATTGGATACTTATCAACTAATTTATTAAAAAAACCTTCAGTTTGATATTTTTCAACTCCATTTAAAATAGCTGATAAGTTAGGTTGAGGAATTTCTATTATTTTAGCTAACGCAGTATTTGTTTTTATTTTATAAGTAAATTTAATATATTCTACTATATTAATTATTCTTTCTGTTATATTTATACTATTATTTATAGTATTATCTTTTTCTTTCATATATTTGTATGAATTAAAAATTTATAGTTATGGTTGAAAAAAGTATTAGTGAAGAGGTGCGAATTACACTTAAACATGAAATTAATAACATAAAATACACTTCACTATTAAATAAAAATTCTCAATTATATAGAGAAAAATCAGAACTTAAAATTGAGAATGAATTTTTGCTTTTCTTATTCTTTTCATCATTGTTTGTAAATTTTCTATTCCTTCTTTATTTCCTAAAAACATTGGTTTTAAGCTAACTATTAAGCCTAGCGCTTCGTCTAATTGGTAGTTGTTTTTAAAATCAATACCGTTTTGACTGTATTCCATCAAACCTTTTAAAACTCCGTTTTTTAAAATATCATTACGATTGTGACTCAAGCTTATTAAATCATATCCGTATTTAATAACCTCATAATCCTCTTGCTTAGCCATAAAATAATTAAATAAACTTTCAGCAAGTAGTATTCTATTTAAATCGATTGAATTAGCAATACTCGACATATTGCTTAAAGTTTCATCTTTTTCTTTTTTAAAATTAAATAACGCGAAAATTTGCCAACCTACTAAAACAGAGGTTAACAACGCTAATATTCCTACTAAAATAGCCATCCAGTCTGTTTTCATAGGTTCAGATCTAACCCAACTGATGCTTAATGCAATTAATGATACTATAATACTTACTACGCTAATCCATCCAGAATTATTTTTTAAAATTTTATTCATCTTAAATAATTATTAATCAGTTTGTTGTAAAAATTACAATATTTTATACTAAAAAATATAGTATAAAATATTGTGTATACTATAAATTATAGTATATTTGTAAAACAAAATACAACTGGGTACAAAGTTACTCAGTTGACAATAAACAAAAGTAACGAAAATACCTTAAAAAATACGTAAAAAACACGCCATATGGAAAAAGGAAGAAAGCTAAGTAAGATTTATGAATCATTTGAAAATGGTATAGATCAAATTAAGACTAAAGATTCTGTTTCTTTTAGAAAAGAAGTTATGAAGCAGCTTTCTATTTCATCTAATACTGCTTTTTACAAAAGAATAAAAGGACATAGAGGTCATTCATTAGCAGAAGTGGCAGCTATCAATAAGTTATTTGAAAAGTTTGGAGTTACTGAAAATATATGGTCAGAACCAACTCCAGAACCAATACCTATAACAGAATAAAGAAACATACCCGAAACATACTATAAAATGGAAGTAGAATTATCCCCTAAAGAGATACAGGTTGCAAGATTATTAGCTAAAGGATTATCTCACCAAGAAGTAGCGGACAAAATACATCGCTCGAAGAGAACTGTCGAATCTCACGTAAGAAGTATTTACGACAAAACAAGCATAAAAAGAAGGTTAGGAGCATTAACGCTCTGGTTTATCCAATCACCTTACAACATAGCGGTTTAATCTTAACCAACCTAAAAACGAAAACAAGGATATCAGTCTAGGGACTTTAAATATATGAAGCGTTCTTTTTCAATTAAATCAATAAATAAACAAGGTCAATAATTCTTTGATTCTTCTTCTGGCGTAGTGCTATTTTGTTCTTCTTGCGGGTTAATTCCTTCTATTGGCGCAAATAATAAGCTATACTATTCTTTTGGCGGATAAAATAAAGAAAATGAAATAATGAAGAACCTTTAAAATAATGATTATCGAAAATGAAAACTTCAATCAAATTAACTACCGATTACCTATTGAAGCGTTCTTTGACATTACTGGGATAAATAATAAGAATCATTGTTAACTATATCATGTTAGATGAGTCAGCACTTTGTAGAAGTAGTATTTACTAAACCAAACAAAGAAGTGCGAGGGGATAATCTTTGAAGCATCCGTATTTATATTATTTATCAAAGCGCCATAAGGGGCGCTGTATAGTACCTGTTATACATCTTACTCTTATTTGAAAGTTAAGCAAGTTCGAAACTTGGTAAGATGACAAAATCAAATCAAATAGCTTATGAAAAAATTAATTAGAAAAATCAGAAGATTCTTATTTCTGAGTAATTCGAGATTACTCAGTCAAATAAAAGTATTTCAATTTTTGGATGAAAAAGATGGGCTTACTAAATCAGAAAAGAATGGAATGATTTGGTACTTTAAGAAAATGCTACTTAAGGATATAAGTAGATTTGGTCAAATAGACGAAGTAATTGAAATTTTAAAGGAATCAGAAAAAGAAAGAAAGGAAAAAGAAAAAACCTCCGAAGAGGTTGAAAATTAAAAGTTTGCTCTACTTAATTTATCATCTGTAGTCTCAGTAGAATCTTCTTTATTATCTCCTTTTTTTGAAATAAACTTAATATTGACTTTAATCTGATTATTGGTATTAGCATTATAAAGCAGAACCCATTTATTCAAATTTTCATCTTCACTAAGGTTGTTATTGTCATTTAAAAACGCGCTAATTACGAAGTTAGTTTTATTGTAAGTAACAGTATCATTTAATTGATAATTCATAACGTATATATTTTATTGTTGTTTTTACAAATATATACAAATTCCTGATTGGCAAGCTTCAACGTTCGAGCCGTTGACAGGAACAAATTATTAGGGCATAAAAATATAAGTAATAATCCAAAGAGATTATTAATTTTTAAATAAAATATTTATAACTAAACGTTTATAAAAAATAAAATTTAATCATAAGCCTAAAAATTCAATTCCACTTTTCCTTAAAGGTTTTATAGTAATTTTTCCAGATTTAACCTGGTAACTTGATGTACAATATTTTAGGGTTTTAAACTTTTCTAAAGTTTCTAAAACTTCAGAATCTTTCTTACTGAACCAAACAGATAGATCAGATATTGTAGTACAATAAGGGCTTTTAATTTCATTCGCATCATGAATGAACTTAAGCAAAGCTTTTTCGAAATCCATAATTTATTTTTTAAAAAACAATTACCATAAATATACATTAAATTTTAATTGAAACCCAATGATACAGCCAAAAAATATCTAATCTATAAAATAATCGAAATGAGTTTAGTACAACAATATCTTGAAGATAAACCTTATTTAATAAGAAGTGATTTTCCAAAAGTTTTTGGAATTGACTACAGAACCTTTGAAAATTATTATGTAATGGCTCCAAAAAATGATGATCGTAGAATCTCAAAGATGAAAATTGAGATAATAAAAATTCCAAAAAATAAAATGGTAAAAAAATTATTTAAAACTAATCAAGTGATTGAATTTTTAGCCTTACACGGTGTCTATCCAAGAAAAGAATTTAAAACAAAAAAAGCTTCTGTGTCGGCAGAAGCTTAAATATTAATACAAAAAAACATGAAAAATAAACTTTCACGCTTCGTAGTAAAAGTACTAAAAATTTTTCAACGAAAAAAAGTAGTTGAAAAACTAAAGGAAGATTACAATACTTCAATTATTCAAAGCATCAAAGATGAAATATTAATTCAATTGTGGAATAATGGTTTTCCTAACGAAGCAGTTGATTTATTTGAGAATGGTGAAGTAATGACAAAAGAAAAATTTGATCATGATATACAAGTCTTTTCTTTTTTACTTCTAGTAGTCTCATTCGCCTTTACTCTAATTAAAATTGTTTTCTAAATGAAAAGATTAAAACGTTTTATTGATAATTACTTTGACATGATGGTTAAAGTAATCTTTCTTCTAGCAGCACTTTCTTGCGCAATTATGCTTATCGCTTTTTCAATCGAATACTTAAAAACTGTTTAGATGAAAAGAAAAATTTACATTCCAAAAATTGGAGATCCTGTATTTGACTTTATGCAGATTAAACCAGAAGCGATTAGAGTAATTGATGGAGAATTAAGAGTGGTTTTTACTCTTGTATGTACAGATCCGAAATTCAAAGGGCATAATTTTGTTTTAGGAATTAACTTCAATTACAACGATCGTGCGATAGATGAGCGTTTTCCAAATTATTATTATACTGAATTAGATTCAGTTCATAGTATTGAACTTTACAATTCCGACATGGAATATGAATACAATGAGTTTACAACTAGCAAAATACTTCAAATTGCTAAAGCTGTAATCCCTAGAAAATACAGAGAAATATTAACTGTAAAAAACTATGCGTAGCACTAAAAAGAATCTTAATAAGCAAAAAGAAGAAATAATTAAAAAGAAATCTGGAAGTACTTCTTTGTCTTATGAAGATAAAAAGGAAAATAAATCTGCTGCAGAATTGGCTTTAATTAAAGCTAAGAAATTAAACCGTCCTGTCCAAAGGATCTCTACAAAAGAAGCGGTTAGAAATTCACTAAAGCGTGAATTTAAACTAAAACACATCTAAAAAAATACCCGAAACAATGAAAAACATAATTTTAAAATCATTGGAGTTAATAAACTTCAAAGGCATTTGTCATGCAAAATTTGACGATTTAAATGAAAAAGAGAACTCTTTTTTTGGTAAAAATGAAGCAGGAAAAACAACATTATTTAATGCTTTTTTATGGCTTCTTTTCGGTAAGGATTTAAATAATCGTAAGGATTATGAAATCAAAACCTTAGATTCGGAAAATAAACCAACAAAAGGACTTAATGCAGAAGTACACGCTGTTTTACTAGTAAACAATGAAGAAGTAACTATTTCTCGTATTTACAAAGAAAAATGGAAACCTATTAAAGGAAGTGAAGATAAAGTGTTTGATGGTCATGTAACTGAATTAATCTTTAACTCTGTACCAGTCGCTTTAAAGGAATTTAATTTAAAGATCTCTGAAATAGTTAAAGAGGATCTTTTCAAATTAATTACTAATCCTCTTGCATTTGAAGCTTTAGAATGGAAAGAAAAAAGAGCTGTTTTAGTTTCGATTGTTGGAGAATTAACGGACAAGGAATTATTTGATTCAGATAAAGATTTTAAAACACTTGAATCAAAGCTATCAAACAAAACTTTAGCTGAGTACGATACTCAATTAAAAGCTTCCATTAAGAAATCTAAAGAAGAGAAAGAAGATACTCCAGCTCGTATCGATGAGTTAAAACGTTCTAAAATTGAAGAAGTTGATTTTGATTTAATTGAAAGTCAAATTTCAAATAAAAAGACTTTGATTGCCGATATTGATTCACAGATAGAAAACTCTGGTAAATCGGTTCAAAAAGTAATTGATGCTAACACTAAGGTACAACAAGAAATACAAGCATTAAATTCTCAAAAATCTGAGATAGAAATTAATTTAAGATCTAAAGCAAAACAAGAATGCTTCGTTGATACTTCGAATATTGATGCTTTGAAATCTAAGTTGAAACTTAAGGAAAGCGAACGTGATGATTATGCTAACAATAGAAGTAAATTAAATTCTGCAATTGTTGATTATCAAAAACAAATTGAAATTCTTCAAAATAAAAAGAATGTTTTAGTTGCGTCTTATAACACTGAAAACGCAAAGCAGTTAATTTTTAATGATGGAGATTTTATTTGTCCATGTTGTTCAAGGTCTTTTGATGAGTCTAATATCGAAGAAAAAAAGCAAGAATTAACCTCTAAGTTTAATTCTGACAAAACAATTTCTTTGCAATCAATTATTAATGAGGGTAATCAAGTTAAAGAACAATTAGAAGTCAGTAATAATACTTTAATTTCTTATCAAAATAAACTTGAAGAGCAAAAAGAGTTTATTGATAAATTGACAAATGAAGTTATTTCTATTGAAGACCAAATCCAAGCTGAAACAAATAATCTGCAATCTCCTAAAAACGAACAAGAAGTTTATCAAACATTAATTACTAATGATGCACAAATTTCAAAACTTAACATTGAAATTTCAACTCTTCAATCGAAAATAAAAGAAGTAAAACAAGCAGATGTTTCAGAATTAAAACAGCACAAACAAGCACTTCAATCTGAAATTGATTCACTAACTGAAAAGAAAGCTAGCAAATCAGTTAATGAGAACCTGGATAAACGTATCGAAGAATTATCGTCAAGAGAAAAAGAACTTTCTCAAGTAATTTCTAATCTTGAAAAAGAGCAGTTTATCATTGAAAGGTTTAAAAAAGTAAAATCTGAATCAATTGAAAAATCTGTAAACAATTTATTTCAAACTGTAAAATTCAAATTATTTGATGAGCAAATCAATGGTGGTTTAAATCCAACATGTATTGCATTAATTGATGGAGTGCCTTTTCAAGCTGCTAATACAGCAAGCCAAATCAATGCTGGATTAGATATTATCAATACTCTTTGTAAAGCAAATGAAGTAACAGCACCAATTTTCATTGATAACCGCGAATCTGTAACAGAATTAATTCCTACAGATAGTCAGATTATCAATTTGGTTGTTTGGAAAGATTCAGAATTGAATTTAGGATGTCCGAAAGTTGATGGAGAATTAATTAACCTTGATTAAATAAATGGAAAAGATTTTAATATTAGATATTGAAACAACAGGGTTTTTACAATCTGGAGGAAAGATTGTAGAGGTTGGAATTGTAGAGTTAGATTTATCAAACGGTGAAAAGAAAATCATATATGATGAAGTTTGTCACGAAAAAGGTATAACACTTCAAGAAGTTGAGAATTCATGGATAACTAAAAACTCAACTCTTACAGTAGAATTAATAAGACATTCTAAAGCTCTACATGTAATTGCTCCAGATATTCAAAAAATACTTAATGATTATCCTGCAGGTGCAACAGCATTTAATAATTCTTTCGATTTTGGCTTTCTTGAGCATAGAGGTTTTCAATTTCCAAAAAAACTTCCATGCCCAATGAAGTTATCTACAAACATTTGTAAGATCCCATCTTCTAGAGGTTATAAATGGCCAAAGGTTGAAGAAGCTCATAAATTCTTTTTTGGTGATGTTGGCTATATAGAACAACACCGTGGAGCTGATGATGCATTCTACGAAGCAGATATAGTTTATGAATTATATAAAATGAATGTGTTTAAAATTAATTAACCCAAAAACAAAATAAAATGTCAGAAAATACACAACAAGTAGCGAAAATAACAAACGCAATAGCGACAGATGTTTTAAATAGCGTGAATAAAAGAATGGAATTAGGAAGCTTGCAACTTCCAACCGATTATAGCGCAGCGAATGCACTTCAAGAAGCTTATTTAATGCTTAGTGAAGATAAGAATAAACCATTAGATAAATGTTCGGTAGGTTCAGTCACAAAAGCCTTATTTAATATGGCTACAAAAGGCTTAAATCCTGCTAAAAACCAATGTTACTTCGTTCCGTATGGAAATGAATTAAAATTATCAGTTTCTTATATTGGAAATATTGCTTTAGCAAAAAGACTTGGAGGTGTTAAAAATATCAAAGGTCAAGTGATTTATAAAAATGATGACTTTAAATTTCAAATTAATCCTAAAAGTGGGCGTAAAGAAATTATTAGTCATTCACAATCATTAGAATCTTTAGAAGGAGGTGAGATAGTTGGAGCTTATGCAATTGCAGAATTCAATGATGGAACTTTTGATGTTGAAATCATGACTATGCCACAGATCAAAAAAGCATGGGAACAAGGAGCAATGAAAGGAAATTCTCCAGCGCACAAAAATTTCCCAGATCAAATGGCTATTAAATCAGTAATTAACAGGTTAACAAAAATTATCAATGGTAGTTCTGATGATTCATATCTTAATGATGATAATGAATCAAACAAAGTTAAAGCTGATGTAAAATCTGAAATAAAACAAAATGCTAATTCACAACCTCTAGATTTTGAAGAAGCACAAGTTGTAGAAGAGAATAATATTGTTGATGTTTCATCTGGATCTGAAGAAACACAAGCAGAAATTTTTCCAGATGAGGCTCCTTTTAAAGATTAATGCAACTCAAAATACTAGGTACGGGGAGTAGTGGCAATTGCTATATCCTAGAAAATGAAAATGAAGCCCTAATAATTGAATTAGGACTTCATTTTTCCAAGATAAAACAATCTTTAGATTTTGATTTAAGTAAAGTTGTAGGTACTTTGATTACACATGAACATGGAGATCATGCGGGTGAAAAAGGAAAAGGAATTAAAGATGCTTTAAGTAATGGAATTAAAGTTTATTCAAGCGCAGGAACGTTCAGAGCTTTTGATATTAAACATCATAATGCTAACATCATCCAAGCAAAAAAATCTTTTCAAATAGGAAACTTTAAAATACTTCCTTTCAATGTTCATCATGATGTTAATGAGCCTTTAGGTTTTTTAATTGAGCATGAAGAAACAGGACGTATTTTATTTGTTACAGATACAACATACATCGACTATACTTTTCCGAATCTCAACAATATCATCATTGAAGCAAATTATTGCGAAGATATTATCAAAGAAAAACTAGGTAGCTCTTGGCAAAGTGAGTTTTTGAAGAATCGAATCTTAAAATCGCATATGTCCTTAAATACTTGTAAACAAACATTATTAGCTAATGATCTTTCGCAAGTACAGAAAATAGTACTTATTCACTTATCAGATAGCAATTCTGATGAGCGAAAATTCAAAAAAGTAATCGAAGAAGCAACTGGGAAAATCGTCCATGTAGCAAACAATAATCAAACTTTAGATTTTAATAAAAATCCTTTTTAGATTATGAAAAACCACACTTTAAATTTTATGCTTTGGATGTTACATATTCAAAGTATTCGCTACACAAACTCAGAAGCTATGAGTAGAGTAATTGAAAATTTGAATAGTTATGATTTATCAAACAGAAAATGCTCTACAACGGCATAGAGCAATTGATAAATTCAATAAACTACTCGAAAAGAAAGCTACAATAGAAATTATTGAAAAGAAGCCTAAAAGGACCTACAAGTAAAATCGTTATTTGCATTTAATCTTAGGTTTCTTTTCTCTTGAAACTGGATATACTCTTGAAGAAACAAAACAAGAGATATTTAAGAAAATAGTCAATCCTTCATTATTCTACGAGGGAGAAGTTGGCGAAATAGTACCAATACAAAGATGGAGAAGTTCTGCTTCTTTAGATATTTCTGAAATGATAACCGCAATAGAAAAATTTAGAGATTATTCTAGTAGTCAAGCTGGTATTTATTTACCTAGTCCAGACGAAAAGGAATTTCTAAATAGTATTGAAATAGAATTAAAAAACAATCAAATAGTTTAAAAACAATGTTAGATTTAAAAAACGCTTATATAGAATATTTAGCTCTTCAAAAAGTAGGGCATAAGGTTAGAGAGGAAGCAAATATATTTGCTGAACAAACTACTGAGTTTGACGAATCAAAAGAAGAACAATTAGTTCCATTTTTGTTAAACCCATTCAAAAAGACTCTTGAATTAAAACAATTCTCTCATCATACCGAAAGATTAGAATTCAATAAAATGTATAATTTCTGCAAACAATTGTTTGATGAAGAAATCGACTTTATTGATTTTTCTCAAGAGGTCTTAAAGCATTTATTTGAAATTAGTTTACATCCACAAATTAAAAGTGGTGAAGTATTTACTGTGCAATTAAATAATGTTGTGCTTGATGGTATTCCTTGCAATGGGATTGGTATTTACAAACTAGAAAACAAATCAAAATTCTTGCGATTTGATGAAAGTAAATCCATTGACTACAATGTTCTAAAAGGTTACAAACTTGATAAACTAGATAAAGGTGTTTTAATCTTAGACACTTTTCGCGATGATGGTTTTAGAGTTTATTCGATAGATGATAAAAATGTTGAATCAGAATTTTGGACTAAAAACTTCTTAGAAATTACTTCTGTTACAACTCCTGCTTTCCAAACAAAGAAATTTATTGAAGCAGTAAAAGACTTTGCAGAAGATATTGTTCTTGATAAAACTGATAGAAAACAGCAAGCTGAATTCATTGAAAATACCATTGTTGATTTAAGTGATAATGAATTTATGAATTTAGAAATCATTGATGAAACTCTTGGAGATTATAAAAACGATTTTCAAAACTACCTGCAAGAACATAAAGTAGACCCTAATTTCGAAATAAGCAATCACACTTTAATTTCTGAATCAAAAAAAATAAAGTCAGAATTAAAACTTGATACAGGTGCAAAAATCAATTTAGACTTACAAGTTCCAGGTTGTTCTACTGAAAATCTTGAAAGAGGTTATGACGAAGAAAAGAAGATGTTTTTCTATAAGGTATATTTTAATTCTGAGCAGTAATATATGAAACCATTACTCTTAAAATCAATTCACACGATTATCACTTCGGTATTAATCGTGTTTTTCTTAACACAAACAATCAAAATTACATTAGAATGGTAGAAGATTTAGAAAAGTTGAAAACCCAAATACAAGCAAAAGGTTTTAAAGTTGAACATTACGAAAGCCCTATGCAATTTAATATTATTGTACAGTCAAAGAATGGGCAACATTGTTTTGCTCGAATATTTACTGGAGTAAACACTAGAGAACGCTTTATAATAAAAAATGAAGCTTTTGAGAAATTAAAAGAGCTAATTAGTCAAAATTAACTTTATGGCTAGTAAAAATACATTTTACTTTAGTCACGATGGTGGCGCCAGGAATGATGATAAAATGATTGCTGTGCGAATGAAACATAAAGCAGAAGGATATGCGGTTTACTTTATGATTTTGGAGAAAATGCTTGAAAGTTCCGATTATACAATATTCAAAGATTACAATGTTCTTGCATTTGATTTTAGAGTTGGTTCAGATTTAGTGAAATCAATAGTTGAAGATTTTGGATTATTTGAATTTACTGATGATAATAAATCTTTTTATTCAAAAAGTTTTCAATCCAGAATGGAGCCACTTGAAAATTTACGTAAACAACGAAGAGAAGCTGGGTTAAAATCTGCTGAAAAAAGAGCAAATTCAACAAAAAATCAACAAAATTCAACGGTCGTTGAACGGTCGTTGCCTAAAAATCCAACAAAGGAAAGTAAAGTAAATAATAATACTAACGTATTATTAGAAAAAAACAAACAAAAAAAGGAAATCGAAAATTCAAATTTTGAAGAAACTCCAAATTCAACTTCCTTTAAAAACTTCCAAGAAGAAAAAGAAAAAAGTTCCGCAAAAAAAGAAAAAGAACTTGATGGGGTTAAAAATTTCCTTGTTGAAAACGGAGCTGATTATACTGACGTGTCTGAGTGGTTCAAGAAACGAATCGAAGAAAAAAAAGCTACAACAAGATATTTTGCTGAAAAGTTCACAATAGAATGCAAGAAGAGTAATATCACGGTTAAAGATGCAGTCTATGCATGTGCTTTCAATGGTTGGATAAACTTCAATCCTCAATGGGTTTTAAATCAACAAAAATCAAATTCTAAAACTTTAAAAAATGGAATCAAGGAATCAGAATCAGATGATATCATTGTCGGGAGAGTCAATGTTACAAAAACAGAAAGCTACCTTGAAAGTCGTAGAAAACAAAGAGAAATGGAGTCCTCTGGAAATTTTGAAACGAACTTATGATTTTCCAATAATCAAAGATTGTGAGAAAAACGATGTTTTAAATCAAATTGAAAGTTTTGTTTGTGCAGATGCAACATTGAGAGGAGTAAAAGACGAGAATATGCCACAGGGTGAACTTCTGGATGATATTTCTGAAATGATTCGATTAAGATTCTGGAAGCTTTCACTTGAGGAAATTGAGCTTGCTTTAAAATTGAATAGATACGGAATGTTTGAAGAAAAATCAGAGCATTATCAATTCATAAATGCTGAACTAATTTCTGAAATTCTTAGCAAATACTGCAAATGGAAGTTTAAAAAAGCAAATGAGCATAATCTATCAAGAACTCCAGAAAGGCAAATTGAAGTTAAGCCAGACCTTGAAAAAATCGAAAAAGAATTTCTTGAAACGATTTTAAGCGAAATTAAGGCTAATAAAAAGTATAGATATATTGATTGTCATCTTTTACTTAAAGATGTTCCAAATCGATTTAAACCAACTAAAAAACAATATGATTTATTATTTGAACAAGAATCAAATTTTCTAAAACTTCAAAATAATAAAAAATTAGAAGATAAATCTGATCGATTAAAACTTAAAAAAATCATTCAAAATCAAAATTCATCATTTGAAGTATTAGTTAAACAAAGAGTTTATAATGTAATAGTTTGTAATTGGTTATATAATACTAAAATTAAACAATAGAAATGCATTTTACAGCAACTTTTAAAGAAAAAGCCATTCAAGAAATGTGCTTACGTGCTGGATATCCAAATGTATCAGCATACGCTTCCAAAATTGGAGCAAAAGAATTCGCAAGAAAACGCGAGAAATTCTATGAAGAATTTTATACAGAAGAAAATGAAAAGTATAAAATTTCTAACAGTTCTGAAACTGTGATAAAATATAAAGATCTTCCAGAAAAATTAGAACTTATTTTTCAATACTTAACCGAAAATCCTGAATCAAGAATTTATAAGGTTGAAGATTTATTTTCTTTTTCAAGATCATATTTAAATATAATTTCAAAACTCGGTTACATTAAAAATAATGGAACAAAATACAATCCTCTTTTTACAGTAAATAGGAATAATAAATCTACTTCTGAGATAATTGCTGAGGTAAGAAATTATGCTAAGATCAATCAAAGAAGAAATAGATTAAATGAAGCAAAAAGAATTGATAATGGTGAGTAGTATGCGAATAATATTAGAACTAGCACTAATACTTAGTGTTCATTTTAGCTTTATTTTATTTCTCTTCTATGTAGCATTTAAAAAAAATGTAAATGAAGATTGAAGATAAGATAAAAGTAGGTTCTGACTTTTCTGGAGTTGGAGCATTCGACCAAGCATTATTGAGATTAGGTATTGATTACGAAACTGTATTTGCTTGCGATATGGATAAATATGCGAGAAAAACATTTATTCATAATTATGGAGAGCCAAAATATTATCCTGAAAATGTATATGATCGAGAAATACCAAAAGACAGTTTAGATATATATATGACTTCTCCACCTTGTCAAGCATTTAGCTTAGCCGGTAAAAGAAAAGGTGAAGATGATAAAAGAGGTATTTTGTTTTATAATTCTCATGAGTTCATTAAAAAGAATAATCCTCGCTATTTTATTTTCGAAAATGTCAAAGGATTGTTGAGCGATGACAACGGAAAAACTTTTGCAAGGTGGATTGATTTACTATCTGGTAAATCAGTAAACGGTAATCCGGTTATTTTTCCTAATGAAAATTCAGCACCATACCATGTCTATCATAAGGTTTTAAATGCTAAGAGTTTTGAAGTTCCACAAAATAGAGAACGTGTTTTTATTATTGGTATTCGAGATGATGTAGATAATATATTTTCATTTCCTAAAGAATTTACATTAGTAAAAAGACTCAAAGATGTTTTAGAAGAAAATGTTGATGAAAAGTATTATTTGAGTGAAAAACTAATAAACTTATTTATTAAGCATACTGAAAAACATAGAGCTAAAGGAAATGGTTTTAAATTCAAAACAAAAGATTTAAATAATATAGGTCAGGCAGTTACCACTAGAGCAGGTACTAGACCTGATGATAATTATATTAAAGTAAATTCTGCAACATCCAAAGGTTATGAACTAGCACAAGTAGGAGAAGATTCTATAAACTTTGAGCATCCAAATTCAGAGACTAGACGTGGACGTGTAGGTGTTGGTCAAACTTTGACAACAAGCTGCAATCAAGGAGTTGCAAAAAGTAAAGATATAATCCGAAAACTTACACCTCGTGAATGTTTTCGTTTAATGGACTTTCCAGACACTTTTGATTTTTCTGTAGTTAGCGATTCACAAGCTTACAAACAAGCAGGGAATTCAATTGTCGTGAATGTTTTATGTGAAATAATTAAAAAACTATCATTAACTAACTAAATCAAGGAAAATGAAAAAAGTAAAAATTGAGATTGAAGTATATTTTATTTCAGTTCAAATATTCGAAAGAAGAAAAAAATTAGGTCTTACGCAGCTTGAACTAGCTAATAAGTTAAATATTTCTAGAGCTTCAATATCAAACATAGAGAAAGGTAGACATGATATTAGTTTAGAAATGCTTGAAAAATTATGCAATCTATTCAAATGCTCATCAACTGATTTATTAGGATTTTAAAATCAAGTAAAATGAAAAAAGAAAAGCCACAAATCAATGTGGCAAAAATAAAATTATTTTTTTTTGGGAGTTACTTTATCAGTTTCCTTAACAGTTGTTTTAGGATTTTTTTCTGCGTACTCCTTTTTAACATATTGACCGCTTTCAGCATCTCTATATCTTACAACTTTTTTAGCCATAAAAAATAAATTAAAAGTTAATTATAAAAATATTAATTCATTTCCATTAAATATTACGGAAAACCATAAAGCAATAAATATAGAAGCCGCCAAATTCATTAATCAAAAACAAAACAAATATGGAAGATTTTAAAAACAATGTAGAGAACGGAGCAATTAAATTAACTCCAACTGAATGGCTAAAAGAATTAGCTGCTATTTTAGAAAAAGAAGGTTTTAAAGGAGATAATGAGTATCAAATTTTAAATGAGATAGATGTTTTTGAAGCATTAAAAGATGGTTATGAAGAATGTAGCACTCCTCAAGAATATGTGGAAGAAAATTATTATGAATAAAATAAGCGGGATAAAACCCGCTTTTGAAGGTAAAAAACAAAAAATATGGAGTACACAGAAGAAATGGACATGCCTACACCTTGCGCACATTGTGGTGAAATATTCGATTTAAATGATGGTTATGGATCTGATAAATGGTATAAAAACATTGTAATATGTGAAAAATGTCACGAATTAGAGCAAGAAGAAATTGAAGAAGATGAAAACCGTGAGGAGCTTAATATAGAAGTTTCTAACGCTTTGTTCTCTCTTGATGAAAAAGAAAATATTAAAGACATTCTTTCTAAAGAAAATCAAGAATTGATATTAAAAATTGCTGAAAACATAAAAAAAGTAAAATAATGGAGTACATGGAAAACAAAATGAATGATTTGATTACAGGTGCAAATCTTCAACAGAATTTAAAAACAGGTATAGAATTAATCGCTGAAGAAAGACAAAAGCAAATTTCAAAGCATGGTTTTACGGGAGAGCATCATGCAAATCATCCTGAATGGTACGATCAAGGACAGTTATTATTAGCAGCTAAAACCCTTATTAAAGTTGATTTGAAAGACAATGTTTATTATCCACTTAATTGGGATCATACATGGTTTTATAATTTATGTCGAAGAGATTATAAAGAGAGATTAATTATAGCCGGAGCATTAATAGCTGCTGAAATTGACAGACTTCAAAATGAACAATCATGAGAGAAATACTAATTCTTCTTCTTCAATTTCCTAAACTGTTCTGGTATTACAAAATTTGGATCACTCCAAATACCAATTTTCTTTAATTTAGCTTTATTTTCTAAATCTATTAACTTCATATCTTTTGAGTATTTTCGATATACAATTGCTAATCCTTTTTTAACAAGCTCTGCTGAAAGATATTTATTATTGTAATATACTTTTCCAATACTTCTACCATATCTATCTACGCTTGTAATTTCGATTTCAACTGTTTTGTTCCAAACAGCATCATTTGTAAATTTTGTTGCCTTAGCGGAGAAATTTTGTCCTTTTTCTGGACAATCAATTTCAGCTAATCTAATGCGTATTTTTTCTTTTTTATTATTTAAAACTTCAATAGTATCTCCATCAATTACACGGGTTACTTTATATTGAGAAAAACAAAAAGACGAAAGAAGTATTAATAGTAGGGAATAAAATTTTATCATTCCGCGAAGGTAAAAAATAATTAAAATAAAAATCCACTCGAATATGAGTGGATTTTTTTAATATTTATTTTACAATAAAATTAATTTTCTTGGTGTTAGAAGGAGCTACAGTCTCCCAACTTCTTTTGTAATCAAATTGAATTGTACATTCTCCTTTATCACCAGCCATAACTGTATAAACATTCTTAAGAGGTGAACCTACAGTACCGTCATTTTGATTTTCTACAGTAGATTTATTAATGATTTTAATATTACAATTTTCAGGTTCAGTTGTAAACCAATCATAACCTGTAGAAGGGTTAGCTGATACTTCAAATTTTAATTGCTGACCAACATTCAATTTAATAGTTTGTTCATTTTCAATTGTGTCTAAATTAACGATTTTATCCTCCTTAGAGTTTGTAGCACATGCAGTTAATAATATGGCCTGACCAATTATTAGTAATACTTTTTTTGTCATAACTTGTTTGATTTGATTAGTTTAACTAAAATACTATTTATTATTCAATAATATATTCAAAATATGAGCCAATTGTAAAGTATTTAATCCAACTGTAAACAAATAAAACTAAATGGATGTTAAAATATTGAAATACAATAAAATAAATCTTTAATAAACTTGTGTTATTCAACAATTTTTTAATCTTTGAAAAGAAGTTATCTAAAGGGGTTATGTAACTAATTGTCTTTTTTATTTTGAACATTTTTACCTCTTAAGAAATTAAGAGGTTTTATATGTTTTTAATCGGAATAGATCCAGATGTTGACAAAAGTGGTTTTGCATTAATTCATGAGAAGAATTACGAATTACTTAACCTAACGTTCTTTGAACTTTTTGAAAGATTTAATAAGCTTAAAAATGATTACCCAACAGAAGAAATAAGAGTATTTATTGAATGTGGATTTTTAAACAAATCTAATTGGCATAAAATAAATAAAGGATCTGCTTCTGTAAATGCAAATATTGGTAATCGTACTGGGAGAAATCATGAAGTTGCTTATAAGCTTATTGAAATGTGTGAGTTTTTAAATCTAACTTATTTCAAGGTTAAACCAACTACTAGAAAAAGAGATAGTAAAGAATTTAATCTCATTACAGGAATAAGAAAAAGAACAAACCAAGAACAGCGAGATGCATTCATGTTGATTTATGGTAGATAGTTTAAAATTGGTTTGGTAGCTCAGATGGTAGAAGCGTTGGACTGAAAATCCAAAGGTCAGAGGTTCGAATCCTCTTCATTCCACAATTCTTTCATTGAAAGAGTTTTCGGGTATTAGATCAGTGAAGTTTAGTAGCTGATCTTTCTTTTAAAGAATTTAATTTATTAATAATAAGGCGCAACAATGAGGCAGTTATTAGCAAAGCGCTAATTAATTGCCTTTTTTTTATTCATGAAAACAGTAGAAGTAAATAGATTTAACTCTGAGAATGTTCAACATTTTCTAATACCAGACCTTCCTAAGAGGATCTCGATATTGGATAATGAAGAATATCTTTTTTTACCTACTGATTGGGCGAACGACGATGAGCTTGTTTTCTTGAAATTTAGAGCAGAACAAAAAGGTTATAGAATTGATTATGCTGATTATGCACCAAGATCATCAATTAAAATTATTTTCAATGAAATTGAATCTGCAATTGAACAAATAACAGAATTAAAGATTGAGGATTATTCAATTCAAAATAGATCAACTAAACTTTATTATACTAGAGTGATATATGCAATCATATGTCATAATTCAAAAATTGAATTAACATCTGTATCAGAAAGAATAAACTGTAGTAAAAGCGCTATAGGTAAAATGCATAAAAATCATAAAGACTTATTTCGATTTTTAACTGATTACAGAAGGACCTATAATGACATAATGCAAATTTTAACCAACAATCAAGTAATTGAAAGATTATGAAAAAACAAAGCAAATCAAGTATCGTAAAAGAATGGAAATCATCTGATGTTAAAATCAAGAAGAATTCCAAAGGTTTGCTTTGGGTTTTTCTTGGAAAAGAAAAAGTTAAACTTCCTAAAGATTTAAAACTAAAGTCAATTACCCTTAGTCAAGCTGAGGGATTTCTTGGTTTGGATAAAGCTTTAAATAATTTGGCTGATGATGTTGAGAAGAATAAAGGAGGAGGAGTTTCATTATACAAATCAGGTTACGATGAACAAGCAAGAAAACTTTGTTTGTTAGGTGCTACCGATATTGAGCTTGCTGATTTCTTCGGTGTTGTTGAATCAACTATTAATAAATGGAAGTTAGATTTTCCTAGCTTCTCGGAGTCCATAAAAAAAGGTAAAGAATATGCTGACGCTAATGTTGCAAATAAGCTTTACAATCGTGCATTAGGATATGAACATAAGGAAGATAAAATTTTCAATGATCAAGGAATTCCTTTAATAGTTCCAACTGTTAAACATTACCCACCAGATACTACAGCAGCAATCTTTTGGCTAAAGAATAGACAGCCATCAAAATGGAGAGATAAGCAAGAAGTAGAGACAACTTTAAAAGTAGAACAACCTTTATTTGGTGATGATTAAACCTGTAGTAGAATTCAATGGTTTTAGATACACGACATCAATTAAGAAGTTAAGAAAACTTAAAAAACGTATTCGTGTAATTCCTGGAGGAAGTTCTGCAGGCAAAACCTTTGGTATTCTACCAATACTAATTGATACAGCAATAAAATCACCAATGTTAGAGATTTCTGTTGTATCAGAATCAGTACCACATTTAAGAAAAGGAGCTTTAAAAGATTTTTTAAAAATCATGAAAGCTACTGGTCGTTACATTGACAAGAATTATAACAGAACGCTACTAACTTACACTTTTGCTAATGGAAGCTATATTGAATTCTTTTCTGTAGATAATGAAGAACGTGTAAGAGGTCCTCGTCGTAACATTCTATATATGAATGAAGCGAATAACATTCGTTTTGATACTTATCATCAATTAGCTATTCGTACATCGCATGAGATTTGGATAGATTTTAATCCATCAAATGAATTTTGGGCTCATGAAGAATTAAGTGAAAAAGATAACGACGATGTTGAATGGTTAACGCTTACATATAAGGATAATGAAGCTTTACCTGAATCAATTGTTAATGAATTAGAAAAAGCAAGAACAAAAGCTTTTTACAGCCCATTGTTACCAGTTAATGAACTATTCAAAGAAGATAATATTAAAAGTGCTTATTGGTCGAATTGGTGGAAGGTTTACGGACTTGGATTATTAGGTGCTCTAGAAGGTGTGATATTTAGCAATTGGTCTAAAGTTAAGAATGTTCCAAGTGGAGCTAAATTACTTGGACTAGGAATAGATTTTGGTTATTCGAATGATCCTACTGCAATTCCTGCAATTTATCAATTTAATGGAGAATTTTATGTTGATGAAGTGGAATATAAAACTGGAATGAATAATAATCAAATCGCTAAGAGATTAACTAAAGATGGTTTTACAAGAAGTGATAAGATGGTTGCTGATTGTGCAGAACCTAAATCGATAGATGAAATTAATTCCTTTGGTTTTTACATTAAACCATCAAAAAAAGGTAAAGATTCTATTATGTTCGGGATTGAAGTTTTACAACAACATCATTTTAAAGTTTCTGAACGATCAACAAATATTATTGAAGAATTAAGAAAATATTGTTGGGACGTAGACAAAAATGGAAAGAAATTAAATAAGCCTATTGATGATTATAATCACGCAATGGACGCTTTAAGATATATTGGAATTGAAGTATTACCGCATAAAGTTGTAAGCAGAAATTCAAAGAAAACAGATGATATATTATCAAGATTAAACTTTTAAAAATATAAATTGAAAGAATTATACGATTTACTAGGAATACCCGAAACTGAAGGAATAAATAAACTTATTGAAGCTCTTAAACAAGGAAAGGATAAGACAAAAATTATTGAAGATGCAATTAAGCAACTTGATCCAAATAAACATGATATCATGAATCCTGTTTTAAGAGATAAGCGCAATAAAAAAGAATCACAAAAAACAAAAGATAAAGAACTTGTTTCAATTGCTCTTGCTCTTCAGAAATGGATTGTCAAGAAAGAAAAGGCAATGATATTTGGTAATACACCGTTACTTAAAGCCAATATAGATCAAAAAAATCAAACCCAAAAGGCTATTTTAAAAGCTATTGAAAGAATCTTACATGACAACAAAGAATCTTCATTTAATCGCAAAATTGCCGAATCTGTAGGTTCGTATACTGAAGGAGGTGAGATTTGGTATTTAAGAAAAAAAGAAGAGAATCATCCATCTTATGGTTTCGATACAAATATCGATGTTAAAGTGATGCAGTTGACTCCAAAAAATGGTGAAAATCTTTATACATACAAAGATGAGTTTGGTGATTTAAAAGCTTTTTCTCGTAATTATTCTAAAAAAGAAAATGGAAAAGATGTTGATTATTTTGAAGTTTACACATCTGATAAAACTTATATTTTCAAAAAAGATGCTTCTGATTGGGTAATTATTGAAGGTTATCCTTTAGATCAAGAATTAAATAAAATACCTATTGCATTTGCTGAGCAAGAACAAACTTCATGGTATGATGTTCAAAAGCTTATTGAACGATATGAGCAATTAATATCAGACCATGGAGAAGTAAACGACCGAAATGCTTATCCTGTTTTGTTGGTTAAAGGAGCTTTAGTTGGTGCTCTTGAAAAAGGACCAGGAGGAGGGCTTGAATTAGATGAGAAAGGAGACGCTAGTTATCTATCATGGGATAACGCACCAGAATCTATTAAACTAGAAATTGAAAATATTGTTAAGAATATTCAATTAATCTCTCAAACTCCTAATATCTCATTCGAAGAAGTTAAATCTCTTGGCGCTTTATCTGGAACAGCTTTAAAAATGTTATTCCTTGATGCTCATCTTAAGGTAATGGAAAAGAGAGAAATCTACGATGAGTATTTGCAACGCCGTATCAATATCATAAAAAGAATTTTAGCAACACTTAATGCAGTTTGGAAAAAGGAAATTGATAATATGATTATTGAACCAGAGATTGTTCCATTTATGGTTGAAAATGAAAAGGAACAAGTTGAGATTGCTCTTCTTAAAAATGGAAATAAACCTTTAGAATCTCACGAGAAATCTGTTAAAGATTGGCAAGGGCAGGACACAGAAGATTACGAACAAATTAAAAAAGAAGAAAAAGATGCTGCAAGTGTAGATTACTTTTCTTCTGAAGAAGTTGAATAAACAAAAGATAAATGGAACAAAATAGAATTATTGGAATTACTCTTTTAATATCAATTACACCTACAATAATTTGGTTATTTTATTACATTAAAAGTTTTTTAAAAAGAAGTAGATGACAATCGAACAATTTATAATTGAAAATGAATTACAAGCAAGAGTAAGTTCAGCAAAACAATTAAGACGAGTTGAGATATTATTCGAAAAATATTTATCTGAAATAATAAGATTATACGGCTTTAATACTAATCTTGATGATTTGACACCTCAATTAAAAAAAGATTTCGAAAACCTAACAAAAAAGCTATCTATTGATCTTGAGAAACGAATAAATGTCGCTACTAAAGAACAATGGTTACTTGCTCAATCAACTGCAACGAAATTTGTAAATACTTTTTTTGAAGTTGATAACCTTAAAGAAGCTACTCAGCAGATTTTTAGAAACACTCATTTAGATAAGTACTTTGAAGCACAAAAGAGTAGATTAACCAAATTTAAGCTGTCAGATAGAGTTTGGAAGTATTCAAAGCAATTTGAAACGAATGTAGTTGATGCTTTTGAGATAGCTCTTAAGAATGGTGATTCTGCTCAAAAATTAAGTAGAGATTTAAAACAATATCTTAAAAATCCAGATGCTTTATTTAGAAGAGTACGTGATGAGAAAGGACAATTGCATCTTTCCAAAAATGCTGCTGCTTATAATCCTGGTCAAGGAGTTTATCGTTCAGCACATAAAAATGCTTTAAGATTAGCAAGCTCAGAAATTAACGCCTTTTACAAAGAAGCAGAAAATACAAGATGGTCCAGCATGGATTTTGTTGTTGGAATTGAAATAAAACGATCTAATAACTTCTTTGATTGTAAGATTTGCGAGCCATTAAAAGGTAAATATCCAAAAACCTTTAAATTTAGCGGTTGGCATACTAAATGCCGTTGCTATCAAATCCCAATCCTAAAACCAATCGAAATGTTTACAGATGAACTGAAAGGAGCTGTAAAAGAAGATTATTCTCATTTAGGTAACTTCCAAAAAACTGAAATAACAAAAATGCCTGCTAATTTCCAAAATCACTTAAAAGAAAAAGCAGACATTTATAAGGGGTATAAAGTTGTTCCTTATTGGGTTAAGGAGTTTTAAGCAATTCTAAAATTATAGGATAATCATAATAACCATTAATTAAAAAAGTTAATTTAGAAAAATCCTTTTCTATATTAATTCTAAAAACATGTATAGCAGCATCTTGATTAGGTTCTATATATTCATTAGTATTTATATCATATTGACCAATAGAAAATCCGTTTAATTTACTGTCAATAGGTGTAATGTTCAATTTTGAATAATTTTTATAATATCTAAAATGTAAATCTATTATATCACCATCATTAATATTATCAATAAAAGTAAAAGTTTTTATATCTTTTACTGCATTTGGTTTATTTAACTTGAATGATTTTAGTCCTATCGAATCAAATTCGGTAAATGGTGTACTGCTAATTGATTTTAAGAATTTAATTTCTTCATAATCTAATATAATTGATAAATCAATAAATTCATTTAAAAATTCTGGCAGTTCGTTTGGGACATTTTCACAATCTATGAAATACCATTTATTTACATCTTTATTAGATTTTTCAATTCTATAAGTAATATTTAATTCATTCATTAATGAATGAATATTATCGTTATTTATTTTGCTTAAATCAGCTACTAAATTTTTCATAGTTTGATTCTTATATAATTATTTAAAGTTAGTTAAATTTAATCAGACAAATGTAAATATATATTTACAATTTATAAGTTGATTTACTTATGATTATCAAGAAATATATTCATTTCTAATAATATTGATTTGCATTCCAACCTAACCAAAAGAAGTCTGTATCTAAAGAGATCTTACCTTCTTTCAGCGAGAAAATTAATCTAGTTGTAGTTTCATCATGAACCTTAATAACATTATATCTCTCTTTAATTCCTATGCCAATAATTGAACTATCTAAAGACTTCAAAATAGCATTTATTACTTCATTTTGATCAGTTATTTCCATAAAGTAAAATTATACTACAATATACAATATTCCTTACGGATTTCCATAACCAGTTTAAATAAATCGATGCCTAAGTTTGTCCTAACTTCTCTTTAAATAAACATTTCAACCCAACACCTTGCAATAATTTTGTTTTAATCGAAATGAAATTTAAATCTCATTATAATGAAACAAAAATTATTAGAGTTACTTAATGCTAAATTCTTAGGTAAAGGCACTCGAAAAGATACTTTGGAACGTTTAGCATCTGCTTATACGGTACAAGTAACCACAGAAGAAGAAGCTTCGGCACTTGTTGAGAAGATCACTCAAGAACAAGTTACAAACTTCGAAAAAGAATATCGTTCGGATGTAGATTCTGAAATTTCCAAAGCTACCAAAACAGCACTTGAAAAAGCTGCTAAAGGTAAAGAAGAGGATGAGCCAGAACTAAATACAGAAGGAGGAGAAGGGAATCCTAATCCAACTGATATAGCTACTATTATTGCTAATGCTGTAGCAAAAGCAACAAATCCATTAATGGAAGAAATTACAGCTATCAAATCTGGTAAAACATCAGAAACAAGGCTTTCGCAAATCAACGACATTTTAAAGGATGCAAAGGACGAAACTTTGAAAAACACTATATCAAAGAATTTCGGACGTATGTCTTTTGAAAGTGATGACTCTTTTGCTGAATACTTGACAGAAATTCAAGCAGATGTTACGACATCAAATCAAACAATTACTAATCAAGGTTTATCTAATCATCGACCAGGAGCAGGAGGTGCTGGAAACGGCGGAAAGCTTTCTGATGCTGAATACGATGCTATGGTTTAATAAATCTTAAAAACAATTTAAAATGGGGAAAGGACCATATGTTGACTTAACAAGTTCAAAAGAATATCCATCAAACGGCAAAGATCAAGTTGTTTGGAGAAATAAGCTAGGTTATTATGATGGCGGCAGAACGTTAGACGTTTCTGCATTGACTGATGTCGCTGTATACGCTGGACATATTATCGTAAGAGATAAAACTACAGAAGTTTGTCGTCCGTTGGAAACTACTGATAAAGCTTTTAACGACATTAAAGTAAATGACGAGATTATCGGTTTAACAGTCTCAACTGTTCCGAAAGAAAAAGCATTTGTAAGTATGGTTACAATTGGAATCGCTGCTGAAAATGCACTTCCTTTTACAATGACTACTGAACTTAAAGAGAAGGTTCAAAAATCATTACCAGGATTACAATTTCATAAATAACAATTAAAAATATTATAATGACACAAACACAATCATTATTTTTAAATTATACAGAAGCTCATTATGCTAACTATATTTTAGCTCAGCATAGAAAAATCAATGGTGTTTCAGAAGGGGCAATCAAACCGTATTTATTTCAATCAAAATTGAATACTGTATATTCTGCTGATGGAAATTGGTCATCTATTACAGGTTTGTTTAAAAATGTCTTAGCTGATTACGTTGATATTGATTCACCAGCACCATTAAAAGCTCGTGGTACTCGTGGTGTAGCACAAGGAGAAATTCCAGACATTTCTAATAAATACGTAAAATCTGCAAAACAATTACGTCAAATTAGAACTATGATAGCATCTTTTTCTACAAATACAGCATTAGGAGCTGATTATGAAAAACAGATTATTCAAGAATTATTTCGTGACGATGCTAATTCATTACAAAATGTTTATGAGCTTCATGAATATTCTTTTTTATCTGGTTTTTCAAATGGAGTTTTGGAGGTTGAGCAAAATATTTCAGCTGGAACTACATTAAGAGCAAATTTTAGATATATCAAAAGCCACGACTTTAAATCAGCAAACTTTACAACAATTACGGTTGATGATATTAATCAAATATCTGATAAAGCTAAGGCTGATGGAAATACTTTAGTTGAAGTTTATATCGATAATGCTGCTATGGCTAAGATTAAAAAGGATCCATCGTTCAAAGAACAATTTGCTTTTAGTAAAGATATAGTTGCGGACGCTGATAAACTACCAAATCTAACATCTAATAAAATTAAAGATTTTTTCAAAGATGAATGGGGAGTAAAAGTTATTACAGATGGAGTTGATAGAACATTTATTGCTCAAAAAGACGGTGTTGACACAACAGTTAAGCCATGGGCAGAAGGTGTTATGGTATTCACTTCTTCGGTTCAAGTAGGTTCTTTAGTTTGGTCTCATACAGAAGAATATTTTGCACCTACTGAAGCTGTAAAATATCAATTAGCTGGACATGTATTAATGAGTAAGTTCGGTACAACTGATCCTAAATCAGAAGGTACAAAAGCAGAAGCCAGAGCATTACCAGTTATTGGAGCTGTCGAAGGTATTTACAGATTAGAAACAGTTGAAGCGATAGAACTTCCAGAAGGTTAAAATTATATATCATGGTAAAAGTATCAATCACTAAAACATTAGTAGAAAAAAATCCTCAGTTAGCGGAATTGCTAGCTGAGAAGAATATTGCTGTAGGTTCTAAAATTGAACAATCTGAATTAGATGAATTGTATAAAATTTTAGAAACAACTGAACTGATTGAATTGACTCAAGAACATTTTGACGCTCAACCTGGTTTAGCAGCCAAAGGTCTTGAAGTAGGTCAAATAGTTAGACTAAACAAAAAGGTAGAAGAGCAAGATGTCAACAATGATACTCTTTCAAAACCTTCTTATGTTGTTATTTCTCGCTTTGTTGACAAACATAATAAATCTAAGATTTTTGAAGTTGGAGAAGTTGTTCCTGTTGAATTCGAAGAAGAGCGTTTAACTGATTTATTAGAACGTAAACTTATCAAACTAGCGTAATGACAAATAAAGAATATATACAAAGTGTTTTATCAAGATTAGGAGCTAACGAAAGTGATGTCGAAATTCTTTTTGCTGAAAATGAAGATTTAAAAGCGGATGATGAATTTAATCTACTTAATTGTCAAAATGCTTTGTATAATTCTTTTAGTTCATGGATTCCTATGTATTCAAGTATTTCTGAAGGAGATATGTCGGTTACTTGGAATTGGAATGCAGTTAAAGTCTTCATGAATCAAATTTCTAAGAAGCTAAACAAAGAAAATCCTTTTGACGATATAGATAAACCAAAAGCTAAAGCATTTAGACCATGGGGGGATTAGGCCATATTCATTATTTATTTGTTCGTGATGTTATCGTTTCTAAAGACCAAGAGACTGGAGAAACTATAGAAGTTGATAACGGTTTAAAATTCATTGGAAAATGCAGAGAACAAGTCAACGGAAGTGGTCGCTTAATAGCTGGAGTTGATGGAAGTATGATAACATTTAATTCTGTTATCCATTTAAATAAAAACACTGGTCCTATTGAAGTAGGTAAAGAAGTTATTATTTCAAATGATTTAGAAGGGAATGCTGTACGAATCAAAGGAATTGTATTAAGATTTTCACAAGGATTATTGCATAATAGATTATGGGTTTAAAAGCAAATTTCAGCAATAGCGACTTAAGCAATTATCATAAAAAGATTGAGCAAGATATTTATAATAAGGCTATTCAAACTTATCAATACTTAGGTGAATCAATCGTTGCTTACGCAAAGGGAGATGTTGGTTTTATGGATCAAACAGGAAACTTAAGATCATCTATTGGGTATGTTTTGTTTGTAAATGGACAAGTTTATAAAGAATCATACGAAGGTAAGCAAGAAGGAATAAGAGCTGGAAAAGATTTAGCTAAAGACTTAGCTTCATCATTAAGAAGAGCTCCAATTGTTTTAGTAATTACTGCAGGAATGAATTACGCTTACCAAGTAGAAACTAGAGGTAAAAACGTTATTTCTGGTTCTGAAAATTACGCCAAACAACAAGCAGATTCTATCGTTAAACAGCTTTTAAATATCAAATAATATGTACGATATATTCGATGCAACAGAAATGCTTTATAAAGCCTTAGATATTCCAGAGGTTACAAACGCTATAAGTGGTGAGTTGTGTAACGGTGGTCGTCCTCTAAATTCACAGAAAGAAGACATTGTTGTGAATACCATCACTATAACAACTTCATTTAAGCCACAACTGGCAACTTCTAATATTAATATTCATGTTAAAGATATTGAAGTAGGAAATCCCAATACTAAACGTCTAAAGGAAATTTCTAGAATTGTTAGAAAAGTATTTGAATCAAATCAATTTTTAGGTAAGTCAGTTTACATATCTGATTTAGGGATACTCCAGGAACAAGAGCAAAAAGAACATTACATAAACCTTCGAATTCAATGGAGGATTTATGATACAAAAGAAAACTAATTAATAATTATAAAAACTTAAAATTATGGCAGGAGTAAAAACACCATACACATTTGGACTAGCTGAGATTATTGTCGGAGAAGTTTTAGAAAGTGGAGAAATGCCTTTCTTAGAAGATATGACTAAGATTGGAAAAGTAAATGAAGATTCAGCTAATATGACAATGGAAGCTGGAGATTCAACTGAAATTAGAGAACAATCTAATCCAGTTCCGGTATTAGTAATTAATCAACCTGATACAATTGAATATAACTTTCAAATCTTAGACGCTACTCCAGAATTAGTTGAGGAGTATATGGGAGGAGAAAAAGTTGGAGCTACAGCTGTAGGTTTCTTAGGGAGAACGGTTACAGTAGAAAAGTCGTTTTTATTCAAACCAGAACAAGGTATTTATTTTGCTGTACCTAGAGCGTCAATTAAAACTACTTTTGGAGGTGATTTCACAAGAACTGGAGTTTTAACAATGACATGTGTAGTTACGCCGTTAGCAGCTGCAGACGGAAAGCAACCTGTAATTTGTGATTACCTTTCGAATTTTGAAACAAATTTTCCTCCTAAAGGGTAAATGATCAAATAGAATTTATATTAAAAGCCACTCTTATTTAAGAGTGGCTATTTTTATTTATAATAATATTAAACTTATAGACGAGAAATTAGATGCATTACCACTTGGTGTACCAATTCCACAATTAAAAACAGAATTAGCTGATGTTACTATTTGTGTTCCATCATCTTTCAAACCAGGTGCAATTGCAAATGAAATTCGATCATTTTCATTTAATTTTGCTACAGTATAAAATGATCCTGCGTAAGATGTATTATCATTTCGACCTACTAAAATACGTTTTCTTTCAAGTTCTGACGAAGAGGCTGTTGTAGCTTCAGTACCTTTATACATAATCATATCTAATGCGTAATATATTAAAGTTGAATTACCTCTACATGAGAATGACCCTTGTACTTGAATAGAATAGAATCCAGTTTTTGGAATTCTAATATAATTTGTATTTTCTATAGTAGTATTTAGGTTATTAGATATGTTATCTATAGTCTGTCTTTCTGTTGTTCCAACTCTTGTTAAAATACTCCAAGGCATATAATTTCTTGCAGAAATATTCGATAAATCAATTCCTGTAGATGTATTATATCCATTATTGGATTCTGATGTGTTTTGAGCACCTCTTGTAGGTACTTTTGCATTCATAACAAATATTTGAGTAGTTGAAGTTTCAGTGGAAACATGAGTACCAATATTTCCATCACTATCAATGTACAAAAGACTATTTTGAGTTGAAAGAGGTTGAATGTTTTTTACATTAATTGGATGGTTTATACCATCTCCTACAATTTGAAGTTTATTTTGAGGAGTAATAGTTCCAATTCCTAATCTCCCATCATTTGTGAAAATTAAATCATCAGTAGTATTATTTGCATTAGTTGAGTTATCTCCTTTAGCATCAACATGTAATATGCCTTGAGGATTATTTGTGTTTATTCCAACTTGAGAGAATAAAGTGCATGTGAATAAAGTAGTAACTAAAAAATATATTTTTTTCATATTAGTTTAATTTTTTTATTATAAAATTTACGGCAGAGGTATTTAGACCTGGTTTATGTGTTCCACAAGAAGCTGCATTAACATCAGTTGCTGCAAAGCCAGTTCCAACATCAACAGTAACTTTGTCTCCTTGTTTTAAACTAAACACTCCAAAAAAACTACCAGGCATTGGAATATTATAATCATTACTAAGTTTTGTAAGTATTCTTCGTGAATCTATAACTACATAATTGCTTTGATTAATTTCTTTTTTACTAATAATTAAATTTACTCCCCAGATTTTATTAGTATCACAGTGAAAGCTTGCAATAGCTTCAATAGAATAAATACCGTTATCAGTTACATTTAAATAATGTAAATTATTTTCTATTCCAAAATTTAATGAAGTTGTATTAAAGTCTACTTTACCTGAACTTATTGGTAAATTAATTTTATTATTATTACCACTTAAATCAAGTCCCTTAGTTTGTTCTAAAAGAGAAAAAAATATTGTAGGTATGTTAGTATAACTTACAGTTCCAATGTTTGAATCCTTGTCAATTGCAAGGTTAGATAAATTGCTTGTATTTGTGAATTCTTTAAAATTTTTAATATTGATAGGATTAGTAGTATTATCTCCATTAATTGTTAATTTATTTGTTGGAGAAGTAGTTGAAATACCTAAATTACCATTCTTATCAACTATCAAGTCATCTGAATTACCATTGTTAAGATTTGTATTAGATAAAGGATCAATATGAAAAGATCCTTGAGGTTCAATTGTTCCTATTCCTACTTGAGCATTTAAAATGCTTGCAAAAATAAGAGTTGAAATTGTGTAAAATTTACTCATTATTTATAATAATTTTTAGTTGTTGTTAGTCTATTATTTACAGTTTTAAAATTAAAAATCAAATTTATTTCCTAAACGTTAAGATTAGAAAAAAAAGAAAAGGATTTAGTAAAATAACTAAATCCTTAACAAAAATATTTGAAAATTTTATAAAAACACTTTAAAAAAAAGTGATATTGGGTTATACAGTTATAAAATTATAATTAATAGTTTATAATAACTGTTAAAATATAATATTTAACACTTTAAATCATTTAAAATCATGTTGTAAACAAAAAGGATCTAGCATTACACTAGACCCTTTTTTCAATAAAAAAATAAATTTGAAATTCAAAAAATAATTTTTAATAAGTTAAAAGTTAATATTGGTTTTATAGTAAACTAAAATTAATATTTAAATTTTTATTAAAATGTTAAAGTTTTGTTTTTAACATTATTTCTTTAAAATGATGTGCCTAAGTTTTTCCTAAGTCACTCTTTAATAAACTTACTTCTTCATACTTACATCGGATTTTTGTATAAAGCAAATATCTAATGGATAACAAAGAACTTACTAAAAAGGAATTAGACATTTTAAATGATGTCCCATATTCTTTTGAACTTGAATATTTCAAAGAAAAGACTATCAAAGTCAAGCGTTTCTATGGTCTTATCACTACAAATAAATCTATCAGAGAAAAAGTAAAAGAAGTTTTTAAAATCTATCCTTTACGATTATCTACAATGGATAGAATGGCTAAATATCAAATTGAATTATATCTAGATAATTCGAAATTCTCGCAAAACAACGATACTGATTCTTTTAACGAAATGAAACTTGTAGCAGCAAAGAATGCTTATAACATGGCAAATATTGTTGCTATCGCTGTTTTAGGTGTTGATTATTCTGAAAAGGAATTTAAGCGTCTAAAGAAGGTTTTGTTTGATAATCTAACACCTATAAAATTGGAAGAAATAGCCAATGAAATTCTAAACTATCAATCTCTAGTAAATTTTACAAACTCTACGGTAACGATGTCGATAAAGACGACGATAAGTCCAAACGAAGTAGAGTAAAAGGAATGAGATCAACATACGGAACAAGAGCTTCTATATGTGATCATTTCAACTGGACTATAGATTATTTAGAAAATGGAATTAGCTGGGCAAAGGTTCAAAGATTAATGGCAGATGCTCCTTCATATGATTATGATGATAAAGATGAAGATTCTAAAGCAGCTAAACCAATCAAGATAACAGAACAAAATCAAGCAGATATTTTAAAAATGTTTCAATAATGCAAATCAACAACGGAAGATTAGGATATACCCTTACACTAGATAATAAACAAGTTCAGCAAATTCTTGCTCAAACTAGAGCTGATTTCGCAAGAACTTCTGAATACGCAGCAAATGAGTTAAACAAGGTTCAAAGCTCGATGAGTAATATTGCTGTTCTTGGTGGTAGTTTCCTTTCTATCGCCGCTGCAAAAGGTTTTATAACTCAATTAGTTCAAGTAAGAGGAGAGTTTGAACAAACTGAAATATCGTTTAGAACAATGTTGCAATCGCAAGAAAAATCAACTGCATTAATGAGTGAAATGGTTGAGCTTGCAAAGAACACTCCTATGCAATTTAGCGAGGTTACTCAAGGAGCTAAACAGTTGTTAGCTTACCAAGTAGAAGCTGAAAATCTTACGGAAACACTTGAAATGTTAGGTAATATATCCAGCGGATTAAGTGTTCCTATTTCTCGTTTAATTCTTGTATATGGTCAAGTAAGAGCAAAAGGTCGTCTTATGGGTGACGACCTTAGACAGTTTACAGAGGCAGGAGTACCAATGATTGCAATGATTGCCAAAAATATGGGCGTAGCTCAATCAGCTGTTGCAGATATGGTTTCAGAGGGAAAAGTTGGTTTCAAAGAAGTTGAAAAAGTATTACAAGATTTAACTTCACAAGGAGGGTTGTTTTACAATATGATGGAGGAACAATCTAAAACTATTCCAGGGCAAATTGCAAAGCTTCAAGATGAAATTGAAGTAATGTTTAACGAAATTGGAAAAGATTCGCAGGGTTTTATCACATCTGTTATTAGCGGAGCTTCCACTGTTGTTGAGAATTATCAAGCTATTGGAAAAACTATCGCTGTTTTAGTTGCAGCTTATGGAACTTATAAAGCGGCAGTAATTGTTTTAAATACGATTGAACAAGCTAGATTGACTACTACTTTAGCAATTGGCGCAGCAGAAGGAAGGGTTACAACAATGCAAGCATTAAGATATGTTGCGACTTTAAAATTAACAGCAGCTCAAACCGCTTTAAATACAGTAATGATGGCTAATCCTTACGCTATTATCATTGCTGGTGTTGTCGCATTAGGAACTGCTTATTACTTATTATCTGATAATACCACTTCTGCACAAAGAGCGCAAGAAGCTTATAATAAAACTCAAGAAAAGGTAAAATCAGGGCTTGATGAAACTAAGAAAAAAGCTGATGAGTACATCAATACTTTGAAAGATGAAACAGCAACTGTTTACCAACAAATACAAGCTTATAACGCTTTACAAGCATTAAAATTAAAAGGTTTAGAGAATCTTACGCAAGAACAAATTGCGACAATGGATTTAACTGAGCTTAGAAAATTATTGAATGCTTCTTATGATGAAAAAGGTTTAAGTTCTCAGAAACAAGCTTTAGTTGACATAGAAAAGCAAATTAAGTCTGTTAAAAACCAAATTGATAACGCTAATAAATCGGGAGCCTCTTCAGGTTCGGTTTTAGATATTTTATATAAAAAATTAGAAGATTTAACAGGTGAATACGATCTGCAAGCCACTCATGTAAGAAAGGTTGAGGAGGAACAAAAAATCTCCAACATGACTTTAGATGAACAAAAGTCTTATTACGAAGGTATTGTTCAAGAATTGCAGAATAAAGTAAATGAAATAAGAAGAGTAAATGAACAACAAGCTGACAGTAAAAATGCTGCCGATTTAGTTGCTTCAGCATTTGCTAAATGGGATATATCAAAACTTAATTTTCAATTAACAGAAGCTTATAGTAAGTTATACGACATAGATGATAAACTAAATAAAACTATTGGAAAGGCTTATGGAGATAAAAATTACAGCGATTGGTCATTAATTCGTGATGAAGCTACGCAAAAACAAAGAGATCTAGGTATTGGTAAAAAAGACACTAAAGAGTGGCAGGATTTACAAAAGGTTATTGATGGGGCAAATAATGCTTTAAAAGCTTGGGAAACGACTAAAACTAAATCTGATAAACCTAAAAAACCAAAAACTCCAAAAAAATCAGATGATCCCGTAGAGATTTTCAAAAAGCAAGTACAAGGAATGAAGGACGAGTACGACCGTTATGTGAATTACATAAACTCTGGAGATATAGTACTTTTATCTGCTGCCGAAGCTATTTCTTTACGCATAAAAGGTAAAGGTGCTAACTACGAAGAGTACTTACGTAATGTTCAAAAACAATTAGCTAACGTAACTAACAAAACCAAAGCACAAGTTGGTCAGTTGCAGTATGTAAATGACGAACTTCAAAAAGTAATTTCTTACAACGCTTTTGATAAGTATAAAGATGGTATAAATGAACAAATAGATTCTTCTGAAAATCTTTTAAAGATTATTGGTTTACTTCAAGAAGAAAAGCAAAAATTCGCTAATTCATCAAATCCAATCGAACAGGAAAAATTCAAATTCCTTGATGAAAAAGAAATTGAAAACATTAAGAAAGCTGATGATGCAGCAAAGTCATTAATTGATACTTTAAAAGAAGAATTCAATCCTTTAGATACTATAAATAAAAAGTTTGATACTGAAATTGAACTTTTAAAGTATAAGCTTGAAAAAGCAAAAGATGATATTGAAAAACAAAAGATTGTCATTGCTATTGAACAAGTTGAAACTAAACGTACAGAAGCTTTAGAAGACACTCCAACAAATGACAAGTATGTAAATGAAATTCTTAAGAAGTATCAAACTTTAGAGCAGAAAAAACAAAAGATTATTGATGATTCGAATCGTGAGATTAAACGAATGCAAGAAAACTTGCAAAAAGAATTAAATAAAACTGGTTCTGTCTCTCCAGAAACAATTACTCAATACGAAAATGTAATTAAGGAGATAAAGAATAAGCAAATCGAAGCTGTTGGTGCAGTAGATTCTGAGATTTTAAAGAAGTCAAAAGGTTGGATTCAAATATTTGGAGATTATTCCAATAAGTCTGGAACTCAATTACGTAAAATTCTTGACCAAATACGAACTGAGTTAAATAATCCCAATTCAAAACTTAGCGAACAAGATAAAAAAGCTTATCAAGATCAGTTTAAAGGAATTAAAGAAAAACTAGAAAAGGATAATCCTTTTGATAATTTAATAGACTCTTTTAATGTTTTTAAGGAGGGGGTTAAAAAAGGTTTTAAGGACATTGATGGTAGTGTAAGTTTAGATAGTATTCGAGGTTTGATTGGTGGTATTCAAGGAGCTATTAATGAAACTTTAAGTCTTGCTGAAGATTTAGGTATTAATGTTTCGGATTCAACAAAAGATGCTGTTCAGTTAGGAGCTGATTTATTTAATGCTGGTGCTGATATAGCAGAAGGTATTGCAAGTAAAGATCCTGTTAAAATTATTCAAGGTCTAGCGAAAGCTGTTAAATCAGTTCTAAACTTTAATGACAAGAAGAAACAACGTCAAATTAAACGTTACCAACAAGCTGTTGATGATTTAGCACGATCATTTAAAAATCTTCAATACGAAACTGACAAAGCTCTTGGTGGTGATACTTACAAGAATCAGCGAACGATGCTTGATAACCTTACCAAGCAACAAGAGGAGTATCGTAAAATGATTAAAACTGAACAGTCTCGTAAAAAGACAGATCAAGGTAAGATTAAAGAATGGCAACAAGCAATTATTGAACTTGATCAATCCAAACAAGATTTACTTGATTCTTTAGCACAAGACATTTTACAAACTAATGCAAAGGATTTAGCAAATACTTTAGGTGATGCTTTAGCAGAAGCTTTTGGTAAAGGAGAAGATGCTGCTAAATCATTTGAAAAAGTAGCTAATGACGTTCTTAAAAATGCAATTTTAAATCAACTTAAAAAGGAATTTTTAGAAAAGCAACTACAAGGGGCTTTAGATAAACTAAAAAAAGACATGGGCGGTGATGACGAAGGTAATTTTGAGTTTAATGGACTTTCTCAGGAAGAACAAGAAAAGTTTAGGGAACGTTTAAAAGAGATTTCTAAAAACTTTTCAGGAGCATTAGAAATGTATAGTGATTTATTCAAGGATTTAGAAATGGACCCGAATGAAAATTCTTTAAGTGGTGCTATTTCAGGGATGTCACAAGAAACTGCAAGTATCGTAGCTGGACAAGTAAATGCGATGAGACTTCTTATTGTAGAAGCAAATAAACAACGTGATTTATCAAATAAATTTTTAATGCAGCAGCTTGATAGATTAGCCAATATAGATGCTAATACAAGAATGATGGAGCCTTTGCTAAATAAATTAATTGATAAAGTAGATAAACTAGGAGAAAATAGAAGTTATGGATTTTAAATATATAAAAAAAGAAGCTTTAAAAAGAGCAATTGACAATGATATCTGTGAAGAGTGGGCTGCAAGAATTAATCATACTGTTAATGTAGATGAACTACTTGATATGTATATTGAAGGTATAGACTTTTCTTTTTCAACAGAGTTTTTATCGAATGATTTCTTTAGAAGAAATTTAAAAGGTCACATGGAACATAAAGGTATTTTCTTAGACGATAATCCAATACTAGAAAATGTAAAAAAGATAGTTTGTTTAGGTGATTCAAGACTTAATCTAATAGGTAATCAATATTTGGTTTCTGAAGTTTTTTTACGAGATAAAACTAAAGCTAAAATAGTTGCTAAAGACTCTGCTTTTATCATGGTTGATATTTTTGACGATGTAGATTTAGAAGTAATTGCAAATGATAGTTCTAAAGTTTGTGTAAACGTCTATAAAGGAGCAAAGGTTAGTTTTAAACAACTTGATGATAGCTATGTAAAAATAGTTAAAAAGAAAACTAAAACATTTAAATAATGGCAGCAGTAGTTTATTTATTAGATAATATATCTTTCAAAAATTACAATGTTTTAGTTTCTGATTCCTCTGGGATTTTCGACAAAACGAAATTTAAGGAAGGAGTTAAAAAAGACTGGTCCGATGAACATGGTTTTGATGTGGATTTACAAAATAGATTTAAAGATTCGCGAACAATTTCAATTTCTTGTTTTGTTCACGCAAAATCATTAAAAGAAACGATTGAAAAATATAATGCTTTTTTGAACGAAATTGACAAAAAGGGTAGTAGACGCATATCAGTAATCGTTGATAGTCTAAGAATGGAATGTCAAGTTTTTAGGGATAATTCAGCAGAAACTAATCTTATATATAATGATTCTGATGCTGTAGCAACTTTTACGTTAAATCTAATTGAAAATTTCCCTGTTAAAAGGATCTTACAATCAAAATCTAAGACAACAACTATTACTATTTCTTCCAATAAAGTTATGGTAATTAATTGGGGTGATGGAGTAGAACAATACACAACTTCATCAAATCAAAATTATACTCATACTTATTTAGATGAAAATGTTTATTATCCGATTATAATGGGTGATTTAGATGCTATTACACAATTCCAAACTAATGCAGATATCTTATGGAGCAAATATTAGTTATTAGACCAAATGGAGAAGAGTATTTGCTTGAAGATCGTGCAGCCTTTAGAATAATTAATTCTATTTCTCAGAAAACGGAATTAAGAAGTAATGATACTATTGATATTGATATAACAAGTAGAAATTTTCATGATTTTAAAATAGGTGATACATTTTATTACTTAGGTAGGAAATATACTTTAAATCAAATTCCTAGATATCAAAAGAACAGCAGAAACGAATATCAATATTCTGCAACATTCGAAGGAGTAATGTATGACCTTCGTCGTGCTTCTTATGATGTAAATATTGATACTACTGGATCAGCAATTTATGGAGAAACATTAACAGCTGATTTAGAATTATTCGCACGAGTTTTAATTGAAAACGCTAATCGTGTATTTACAGATAAGTGGGGTTTAGGTGAAATTACTGAAGGTACAGAAACAAAAACTATTACATTTTCAGAAGAAGATAATTGCTTAGGGGTTTTACAGAAGTTATGTGATGAATATGATACTGATTTTACAATTTCTACAGATGAAAATGGTTTAAATAAAATTAATTTTCTACAAGTAGGAGAAGAAATTCCTCTTGAATTTAAAGTAGGTTTTAATAAAGGGCTTTATAATTTGATTCGTGAAAAAGTTGATAGTTCAGATATTATTACAAGATTAAAAGTTTATGGTTCTGATCAAAATTTAGGAACTTCTTATCGTTCGAATAAATTAGTGTTACCAGGAAAGAACAAACCTAATTCTTATATTGAAAGTGCTGATGCAATTCAGCGTTTTGGGATTTATGAAGCGGTTAAATTATTTGATGATATTTATCCGAAAAGAATAGGAATAGTTGCATCTATTAATTCTGATTCTCCTTATAAATTCTCTGATTCTTCAATGGATTTTGATTTAAACGAAAAGGATGAAAATGGAACTAAGTATTTAATCGCAGGATCTGCTGCAAAAATTCATTTTAATACTGGTGCATTGGCTGGATATGAATTTGATGTTCACGCTTACAACCATTCTAATAAAGAATTTCATATCATAAAGTTTGCAGATGAAAATGGTTATGAATTTCCATCTAAAGATAATAATGCTTTTCGAATTACCCCAGGCGATGAATATGTTATTTTAAATATTCAAATGCCACAAACGTATGTTGATAATACTGAAAATGAATTGCTTCAAAAAGCAAATGAATATCTATCTGATAAACTTGAACCAAATGTTCAATATTCAATGGATATTGATACATTATACCTACAAAGACAATTAAATGAAACTGTAATAGAGTTTTTCAAAGTAGGAGATTTCATCAAGGTAATTGATGAAGATTTTGGTATAAATCGATTTATAAGAATAAAATCAATTGAAAGGGATTTAAGAAATCCATTTGATTATAAACTTGTATTATCAGATTCAAAAGTTTCAAATCTTGTTTCTGGAACTATTGCTGGTGAAATAAAGAATATAAACAACATTATTAAGATTAACGACCTTAATAATCCAGCAAAAGCTCGTAGAAATTGGAAAGACGCACAAGAGGTTCTTAACATGGTTTTTGATGTTGAAGGTGATTATTATACGGAAAAAATCAAACCAAATTCAATTGAGACTACACATTTACAAGTTGGAGCAAAGTCTATGCAATTTAATCTAATTGATTCTTTTTTTGAACCTAATATAAATGGAAATCCAAATATCCTAAGATGGTCAAGTTGTACTCTTGTTCATTTTACGATTGAAGAAAATATAAGAGATTGGCAAATAGGCGCAAGTACGAAAAATCTTGAAGCAAATAAACCTTACTACATCTACGCAAGATGTAATAAAGATAATTCAATTGGAATAATTGATGTTACTGAATTTCAGTACACAGTTGATCAAGGAAATTACTATTATTTTCTAATTGGAATAGTTAATTCTTATGATAATGAAATTAAAGCAAGAGAAGTTTCTTTAATGTATGGTTTTTCTACTGTTTCTGGAAGGTTTATCAAAGCGGGTAGAATTGAATCGAGTGGAGGAGGAAACACTTATTTTGATTTAGATACTGGTGAAATAAGTGGTAAAATAACGTTTACAAATGATTCTCCAGCTTTTAATCAAGTTAGAGATTCAATTGAAATCGGAGGAAGGAATTTAATTGAGAATAGCAGTTTTGAGAATGAGTACAACTTTATTGATCTTCATAATGTTAATTTCGAAAGAACCTCAAATTATGGAGGTATTTTACCAAAATATGGTAGTAAATTTTTAGTAGCATTCAACAATGCACAAACCTATTTTTTTTATTTTGGTCTTCAAAAAATTGAAATTGAAAAATCATCTGATTATATACTTTCTTTCAATTATATTCTTCCTTTTAGTTCCGATCACCTGCAAATAAGTTTTATTTATGATAATGGATATGAAGCTATGCCAATTACAGAAACAACTCAACTTTCTTATGATTGGGGTATAAAAAGAACATTTGTTAAATTTACTACACCAAGTAATGCTAAAACATTATATGTAAGATTTGATGCTTTTACAATGAATTGGCTTTGCTTAGATGGCATAAAGTTGGAAAAAGGAAATAAGGCTACAGATTGGAGTCCAGCTCCAGAAGATGTTCAAAAACAAATTACTGAACTAGATAATACAATGAAAAGGATTGATGGAGTAACTTCTTTTCTAGGCACTACGATAGATCAAAATGTGATTGCAACAGGTGTTTTAATGGTTGGTTCTGAATTTCAATCAAACGCAGGATTAAGTGGATTAAATGAGAGTGGTTCAAAGTCTGTTAGACTTTGGGCAGGTGGAACTGCTCAAAACAGAAATAAAGCAGCATGGAATACATTGGATGATGGTACTATGAACTTCTATCATCCTAATGGGCAAATAGCTTTTAAATTCGGTTTAGAGAATGGTGTATTTGCAATGAATGGTTATCATAAAGACGGTTACTTAATGTTTAAACTTGACCCAAACCGTGGATTAGTTAACGTTGCTTATTCTCAAGAAAGTTGGTCTGAAAGAAAGTTCTTTCAAGTACCAGTTACAAATTTAAACGCTACAGATGATCAAATAAGAGTTTACTTAACTCCATTAATAACTCAATCTAATGGAATTTATACTATAGAACAATCTAAGCTTAATTATCAATGTTGGGAGTATTTCAATGGAACAATTCCTTCAAATGCAGATTGGCAACAGTATAATGGCTATAAATCAAATAACACTTCCAGAACCTTAAATATACCTAATGGCTGGTATTTGCAAAATTATGGTCCATTAGAACAAGATTCAAGCTCACTTAAACCTGCTATTTCAATAGTATATATTGAAAATGGTGTTGAAAGACTAAATAGAATTATAGTAATGACTAATTTATAAATAATGGGAAAATTTAATTTAAAACAAAAATCAATATCTGAAATACTTAGTGAAGATATTACTGATGAACTTAAAGTTGCTTATGCTTTTAATTATGAAAATAATGAAAAACCTAAGGCAATTAATTTTCAATTAACAAATATTAATGAACCTGGAAAAATATTATTAGCTGGAAGCTTATATACAGAAACAGGACAATTTGATTTAAAGACAGCAAAAGAAATTGAAAATATAGGTCAAATCATTGATAAGATTAAGGCTTCTATAAACGAGATAAATAATTTATATTCTCAAATAGATGTATCCTAACTTTTTCCTAAGTTCTAAATCAGAAACCTTTAATTAATCTCTGCTACCATAATTTTACATCAACATTGTTGCGCCAATAACAATGTGTATGAAACAAAAATTATTTACTACTAGATTTAAGCGTTGTCTAGCTTATTTGACGTTATTTTTAACGCCTATAATATTACTCTTTACAAACAAAATTAAGCTGACTGAAAAGGAACGATTTGAGTTCTTCATTTCAAGCTTTTTCAAACTTACGCCTATAGCATTTTTAATTAATTCTGCTTTTAATTGGCACGCTGAAAATGAATCTTTCTTATATGGTTTATATGCTGTTATGTTTATTAATGCATTTATAGGAGTTCTTACACATCGTAAACTGAAAAGCTTCGATATAGGCGAGTTCTTTAAATCAACTTTAATAACGGTTGTTGTAGTTTTTGGGGTTTATTTTTCCTTAGATCAAATTGATAATTCTATTCCAGACGGTTTCCTTTCTGTTGCATTTACTTCATCTATTCAAATCATAACATTATTATACCCGATTGCCAAGATAATGCGTAATAGCTTCATTTTGACGAATGGAAAATTTCCACCAGAGTTTTTAATTGAAAAACTGTACAACTACGAACGCGATGGAAACATTAAAGAATTTTTAGAAATAATTAAAAAAGAAGAGTAATGCTTATAGATTTTCAGAAAAAATACGGATTAGTTACGGATGGTGTTTTTGGTAAAAATACAGCTCGTAAAATTGCTGAAGTTTTTAATATAAAACATCCAGCTTTATTCTTTGGTCAGGTTTGTCATGAATCAGCAAACTTAACTTTAAAAGAAGAGAATTTAAATTATACTGCAGCAAGATTACAACAAGTTTTTCCTAAGTATTTTCAAACTTATTCTAAAGCTAAAATGTATGAGAGAAATCCTCAAAAATTAGCTAACCTAGTTTATGGTGGACGTATGGGAAATATTAATCCTAACGATGGTTATTATTTTCGTGGCCGTGGAGCTGTTCAGTTAACAGGGCGTAACAATTACAAGGAATTCGAAAATTGGCTTATTAAAAAAGGATTATGCAAACCAAATGAGATTATGTTGAACCCAGATTTAGTTTGGAAAGATTATTATATTGAATCTGCTATATTCTTTTTTGATAAAAATAACCTTTGGAACATCGCAGATATAAAAACTCTTACAAAAAGAGTTAACGGTGGTTTAAATGGATTACAAGATCGAATTAATAAAACGAATCAATATGCAAAATGGTTTTAATTATCGAATAGCAATGCTCATTTCATTGCTAATAGTTTTTTGTTTATCAAGTTGCAGAACTTCAAAAAAATCAATTGAAAAAAGTAGAATTGAATTTGAAAAGAATGAAGTAAAGAAAAATAATGTTGATTCTTCTGTATTAATCCAAAAGGATGATGCTTTAAATAAAGTTGATTCTTTATCTTGGAGTAATTATATGAAAGAACTAAATTTCTCATTTAATGGAGTTAATAATAATGACGAGTTAGAAATTATTAAAACTGATAATGGATGGAAATTTAAAGGAAAAGGATTTATAAATGGAAAATCAACTGATAAAAAAAATGATTCGATTATAAAATCAAATACCCATCAAGTAAAGAATGAAGTATCTAAGGTTAATTCTAGATCAAAAACAGAATTAGAATCAAATAACAGTCAAATAACAGTTGACAAAGAAAAAGACAAATTTTCTATTGGTCCTACTTTTGGAGTATTAATATTAGCATTAATAATTATTCTTTATTATGTAATTAGAAGGTTTAAATATTAAAATTTTATCTTTTAAAATTTAACATTATAAAAGATAAAATTATCAAAATAAATAACTAAATTTATGAATCATATGTGATTTTTAATTACATACAACTTGGTTAAAATAAGAGGTACAGTAAGTAATTACTGTACCTTTTTTTATAAGAATTAACAATTTAATTATTTTATGTAAATAACAAATATTTATATTTACAATAATCAATAGGTGTTAATATCACTTATAGGTTTGTTTTTTACCTTAAATAGCTCACCTTATGTTGAGCTATTTTTAATATAAATTTTAACAATAATTATTTATTAATAATTATAGATATTATTATATTTATGAAGCAAGTATTATTACATGGATTACTTGTTTAGTTTAGTATTGGTAACCCAGCAGGATTATTCTGTTGGGTTTTTATTTTTTGTAAACACATATGAAGTTAATATGATGGTTTTCAGACTTTACTATTTCTTCTAAAACATTGTTGTTAAAATTGTATATTTTTTATACAATTATTAAAAAAAAATAAATATATTAGCAACGGCTATTCAAGTAGCTATATAGGTTTTAGGTTGTTGGGATTGGTTATCCCTCAAATCTTGAGAGAGGCACTAAACCTCTCTCTTTTTTTTCTGAAAAAAGTCTAAAATGTTTGCGTATTGTTTGCGTGAAATTTTAAAGGATTTTTATAAAGAGGTTAAATTACTGAATTTAAAGGTATTGAGAAGTGTGTTTTAATTCTTGATTTTCACAACGGAATAATCCTTATTGTGAGTTCCTTTCATTACAAATGTACAATATAAAATTATAGTTAAGATTACGGAAAACCGTAATTGTATATTTTTTTATTTTCATAAATTGAAACAAAATTTATATACAGGGTAAAATAGGAGATATAAAATTACTCCTAGAAGTGATCTATAACAAATGTTAATTATATAATATTGTAAATAATCTGTTGTGTGTTTTTAAATTAAAGAAAGCTTGTTCTCTATACTAAACTCTTTCAGAATTTCATTCGAACTAATAGTTTTTATGAGACTATTCAAAGTACACAATAAGGGCGATTTTAATTAAAAATACTAGTTATCTGATAATTTTTATGACCTATCTCAAAATTTTGAATTAAAATGATAAAAAATATACTCGGTTTAGATTTGGGTACCAATTCTATTGGTTGGGCATTTGTTAAAGAGACTGTAAATAATACCAAACAATCTATAATAGAAAAAATTGGTGTTAGAGTTAATCCATTAACTACTGATGAACAAACAAATTTTGAAAAAGGAAAGCCCATTACCACAAATGCAGGGAGAACTTTAGCAAGATCATCACGCAGAAACTTACAACGATACAAACTTCGTCGTGACAATTTAATTAAAATATTAAAAGAAAATAAATGGATTACCGATGAAACTATTTTAGCAGAAAACGGAAATCAAACAACTTTCGAAACATTTAGGCTTAGAGCGTTAGCTGCAGAAGAGAATTTAAATTTAAGCGATTTATCTCGCGTATTATTAATGATTAATAAAAAGCGTGGGTATAAAAGTTCTCGTAAAGTAAATAATACAGAAGATGGACAATTAATAGATGGAATGGCCATTGCTAAAAAGCTTTACGAAGAAAATTTAACGCCAGGTCAATATGTACATGATTCACTAAAATCTGGGAATAAAAGGATTCCAGATTTTTATCGTTCAGATTTACAAAATGAATTGAATGCTATTTGGGAATATCAAAAACAGTTCTATTTGGAATTATTAACAGATAATTTAAAAGAAGAATTAAATGGTAAAGGAAAAATAGCAACTTGGACTACTTTAAAAGTTCCTTTTTCTTTAGAGAGTATCAAACGAGAAAAGAAAAGAGATGAATTGAAGTTTGAAAATTATCAATGGAGAAATGATGCTTTACAACAACAATTAAATTTAGAACAATTAACGATTGTTTTACAGGAAATTAATACACAGATCTATAATTCTTCAGGTTATTTGGGCGCAATCTCTGATAGAAGTAAGGAGTTATATTTTAATCAACAAACTGTAGGACAATATCAATATTTACAATTAAAAAATAATCCTCATGCTCGTTTAAAAGCTCAAGTTTTTTACAGACAAGATTACTTAGATGAATTTGAAAAAATATGGGAAGTACAAGCAAAAGGACGTGAAGATGTTTTAACAAATAACCTAAAAGAGGATATACGTGACGTTATTATTTTCTATCAACGTAAATTAAAATCTCATAAGGGATTAATTTCTTTGTGTGAATTTGAACAAAAAGAAATTATTATAAACGGAAAGAAAAAGAATGTAGGTTTACGAGTTATTCCGAAATCTTCTCCATTATTTCAGGAATTTAAAATTTGGCAAAAACTGCACAATGTCAAATTAAAGAATAAAGAAACAAAGGAAGTTTTTACGCTTAATGAGCAAGATAAAATCATGTTGTTTGAAGAGCTAAATTTAAAAGGAAATTTAGCTGCTGATAAAGTATTAGCTCTTTTATATGACAAACCAAAAGAATGGGAATTAAATTATAAAGAATTAGATGGTAATCGTACCAATCAGGCTTTATACAATGCCTATCTATCTATTCTTGATAATGAAAAGTGCGATATTAGAGGAGCATTAAAATTAAAACTAAACAAAGATGAAATTTTAATTAATGATGTAGAAATTCCTTCTTTTGAGATTAAAGCATTAATGGAATCCATTTTTGAAAAGAATAATATAGACTCTTCAGTCTTAAGTTTTAATGCAGAATTAGAAGGAAAGGAATTTGAACAACAATCGTCTTATAAATTATGGCATTTGTTATATGCTTATGAGGAAGATGATTCTTTAACAGGAATGGATACTTTATATCGCTTGTTAATGCACAAGTTCGGTTTCGAATTAGAACAAGCAAAGGTTATTGGAAACATAGCTTTTCAGGATGATTACGGAAGTTTAAGTGCTAAGGCAATTCGTAAAATATTCCCATATATAAAAGAAAGTGAATATAGCAAAGCCTGCGAGTATGTGTCTATAGAATATAATTTGCCTAATTATCGTTATTCTAAAAATTATTTATCAAAAGAAGAAATAGATAAACGTGTTTTAAAAGAGAGATTAGATGTTTTATCAAAAAATAGTTTACGAAATCCTGTTGTAGAAAAGGTAATGAACCAAATGATTAATGTCGTAAATACATTAATTGATACAGAGAATGATAAATTAGAAGAAAAGGGGAAGCCAAGAGATTTTCGTTTTGATGAAATTAGAATAGAATTAGCTCGAGAACTTAAAAAAAGTGCAAAAGAAAGGGAAGAGCTTACAAAACAAATTAATTCTGCAAAATTAGCTCATGATAAAATTGTAAAAATTTTACAAACACAAGATGGAATAAAATTTCCTACTAGAAATGATATTATTCGATATAAGCTATATCAGGAACTAAAAAATAATGGATATAGGGATTTATATACCAATCAATATATAAATAGAGAAGACATTTTTACTAAAAAATACGATATAGATCATATCATTCCTCAATCTCGTTTATTTGATAATAGCTTTTCCAACAAGACATTAGTTCCTCGAAATATAAATTTAGCCAAAGGCAACAAGACAGCTTATGATTATATTTTAGATGTTTTTGGAATTGATAAATTAAACGAATTTAAGAAGAGAGTAGAAGCTTTATATAACGAAAAAGAAGATGGAATTTCTAAGGCAAAAAATAAAAAATTGCTAATGACAGGAAATGAAATTGGAGAAGGTTTTATAGAGAGAGATTTAAGAGATTCGCAGTATATAGCGAAAAAAGCAAAAGAAATATTATTTCAGATTGCCAAAATTGTTGTCTCTACCTCTGGTTCTGTAAGTGATCGTTTACGTGAAGATTGGGGATTAGTAAGTTTAATGAAAGAAATTAATTTAGAAAAATATCAAAACTCTGGATTAACAGAAACTCAGAAAACAAAAGATGGACGTTTAAAAGAAGTTATTGTAGGTTGGTCTAAGCGTAGTGATTACAGACATCAAGCAATGAATGCTTTAACAATTGCTTTTACTAAATGCGCATTTATTCAATACTTAAGTAATTTAAATTCTCGTAAAAATAAAGATGCTGAAAAGCATGAAACGATTATCGAAATAGAAAAAAAAGAAACACATTATAAGGTTGATGAGAAAGGCAATAAAAAATTGGTATTTAATGAGCCAATGCCTAATTTCAGAAAAGTAGCGAAACAACATTTAGAATCTGTTTTAGTCTCTCATAAACCGAAAAATAAAATTGTTACGAGAAATATAAATAAGATAAAAGGAAGCGATAAAATTCAAATTACATTAACTCCTAGAGGACAAATGCATAAAGAAACAGTTTACGGAAAAATAAAACAACCTGTAATAAAGGAGGAAAAAGTTTCAGCAAAGTTTAATGAAGAAACAATACAAAAAGTTTCAAATCCAACTTATCGAGCTTTATTATTTCATCGATTAAAGAAAAATGATTATGATCCTAAAAAAGCATTTGCAGGTAAAAATACATTATCTAAAAATCCTATCTTATTAGAAGATGGATCACAGTTACCTGAGAAAGTAAAATTAACATGGTTAGAGGATTATTATACTATTCGAAAAGAAGTTAGTCCAGATTTAAAGCTAGATAAAATTATTGATGAAGGTGTAAAACGAATATTGCAGCAAAGATTAAATTTGTTTAATGGAGATGCAAAAAAAGCATTTTCTGATTTAGATCAAAATCCTATTTGGTTGAATGAAGAAAAAGGAATTGCAATAAAACGTGTTACTATTTTAGGTGTAAAAAATGCAGAATCTCTACATGTAAAGAAAGATCATTTAGGAAAAGAAATTTTAGACAACGAAGGTAATTTTATTCCTGTAGATTTTGTTAACACCGGTAATAATCATCATGTGGCTATTTATGAAGATGAGAAAGGAAATTTACAAGAAAAAATAGTTTCTTTTTATGAAGCTGTAGCAAGAGTAAACCAAAATTTACCAGTTGTAGATAAGCAGTATAATCAACATTTAGGTTGGAGCTTTAAATTTACAATGAAACAGAATGAAATGTTTGTTTTTTCTTCGGATGATTTTAATCCTTTAGAGATAGATTTACTAGATAAAACAAATCAACCATTAATAAGTAAACATTTATATAGAGTACAAAAAATTGCGACTAAAGATTATTTTTTTAGACATCATTTAGAAACTAAAGTTGATGATGTAAACGAACTGAAAAATATAACATGGAAAAGAGAAGGTATTAGTGGAGTTAAAAATATAATAAAAGTTCGCACGAATCATTTAGGAGATATTGTAGAAGTAGGAGAGTATTAA